GCCGATCGTGCTGTCCGCCCGGGCGGCCACTCCGGCGACCGGCGGCGCGCAGCAGGTTGTTCCGATCGAGGTGCCGGAGGGTCTGGAGATCCTCGGTGACGGGACGCTGCAAATCGGCGCGACCGTCAACAGCGTCTACGTCACCAATGCCCCGACCGTGGACCTACTCATCGTTGGATACGAGTACTGAGGACGCGATATGGAGTACGGGATCCAGACGACGCCGGACAGCGTCGAGGCGGTGAACGCGCGGATGGCGCCGACGGTGCCGATGTCCGTGGAGCAGGCGTTCGCCTACATGCAGAACCGGCAGGGCGACACCTATGACCAGGGCTCGACCATCGGCCAGCCGATGGAGGTGCCGGATGGGGTGTCGTGCGCCGGCAACGAACCGATGGATCCGGACGCGGCGATGGACGCCTCCGGTCACGAGCCGATGGGAGCGACGGACACGTGAGCCAGCCGACCTCGAATGCCGAACCAGCCCGCAACGTGCCGACCGACGGCATGACGCCGCTTGACTACGGCCGTCAGATGTACATCCCGGACGTGCAGCCGATGGTCGACCTGGACGTGCCGATCCCCGAGGTCGGCACCACCGACAGCGCCGAGGGGCATCCGGTCGCGGGCCCGTTCCTCAACGGGTGAGCCCGGCCGCGGTCGCCGGGTACGTGCATCCCGGCACGGTCCGCGCGGAGTTCATGACGTCGCTGCTGGGTGTGCTGCGACGCGGCGCGACCCATCTGGACGAGGTGCTCGCGGTGCGGTCGGGGCCGAACATCGCCGCGGCCCGGAATCTGATCGTCGAGCGTTTCCTGGCGGAGCAGAGGGCTCCGTGGCTGTGGATGCTCGACACGGACATGGTGTTCGCAGCGGACACCCTGGACCGGCTGGTCGCCGCCGCGGACAGCCGGACCCGGCCAATCATGGGTGCCCTGTGCTACCAGGAGACCGACGACGGGCAGGTCCGGCCGACCATGTACGAGCTGGTCGAGGGTCCGGCGTTCGCCTGGTATCAGCAGTGGCCGGACGACGCGGCCGTGCCGGTCGCGGCTACCGGTGCCGCGTGCCTGCTGATGCACCGCACGGCGCTGGAGAACATCGCCAGCCGGAACCGGTCCAGGAACACTCCGTGGCCCTGGTTCAAGGAGACCGAGTTCGGCGGCCGCCGCATCGGCGAGGACATGGCGTTCTGCCTGCGCGCGGGCGTCGCCCGGATCCCCGTGCACGTACATACCGGAATCCGGGCCGGGCACGTCAAGTCGACGGTGATCGGAGGCGGCGGCAATGCCATACCCGACGCCCTCTGATCTGGCCTCGTTCCTGAAGCAGGACGTCGACACGGCGACGGCGACGCTGGCCCTCGCCAAGGTCACGGCCTTGTTCGAGGCGCGGGCGAAGTCCCACTGGGGCGGCACGCTGTCGACGACGTACAGCAAGCCGGGCACCGGCTGCGCGGAGATCATCATGCCGTTCGCCCCGCTGGTGGCCGTCGTGCAGGTGCGGGTCAAGGGCGTGGTCCTGACGGCCGGTACCGACTACACGGTCATCGAGCAGTCGCTGTACCGGCGGATCGGCTGGGGCCGGTGGTCGGCGTTCCCGCCCGACCTGGTCGAGGTCGATTACACCTACGGCTACGCCACGGTCACCGACGATGTTGCCGGCGCGGTGCTGGAGTCCGCGGGCGCCGCGTATTCGTCGCCGGACATCACCGTCGTGTCCGAGTCGATCGACGACTACTCGGTGAGAAGCGCGCCCCGCACCGGCGGCATGACGCTGTCCGACTCCGCTGCAGCCCTGGCCGACTGGTACGCCGGCCCGCTCGCCGCCTGACCGGAAGGGAACCGGATGAGCCTGTCCACGGCCAACATCATCCAGGAGAACTCGTTCCAGGACTCCGCGACCGCGACGACCCGGGTGGTGTCCCTGCCCGGCGGCACCACTGCAGGGAACTCGGTGCTGCTGTTCATCACGTCCGGCGGCGGCAACCCGAAGGTGACCGCACCCGACGCCCGATGGGTCCTGGATCTCAGCAATACCGCGCTTACCCAGCAGGTATTTCGGCTTCCGAACGTCGGCGCAGGGGAAACGTCCTGGACGTTCACCCCGACCGCTGCGGCGATGACCGCCTGGTACTGCGCTGAGGTGTCCGGCCTGGACGACGACCCTCTCGACACCTCCCTGGCGACCCAGTTCACCGTCGCCAACGGCGGGACCGGGACGGCGGCAAACACCTCGCCCACGGGCGGGCTGTCCACGCTCGCTTTCGCCGCGATCAGCAATACCGACACTGGGACCGGGCACACGTATACGTGGTCGGGCTGGACGAACGGGTTTACCGAGCGGGTGGATACCGGCGGCCCGACCGCGCCGGGTATGGCCGTGGCCGTCAACGCCAGCACCAGCACGATCACCTGGTCGACGACGGCGACCCTGGCGTCCACCGATGTGTCATCCAGCCCCGCCTGGCTGATGGTGGCGTACCGGGAGAAGGGCACCCCGATCGTCAACCCGCTGTATCACCTCGCGGGGTTCGAGTGGGGGCATCACGGTGGCGGCGGCACTCTGCTGGGCGTCAACAACATGTGGGCCAACAACAGCGTCCCGACCGGGACGTGGGGCACCGCGTACCTCATCCAGGCCGCCTCGGCGCGAACCAGCGGATACGGACTGCGCATGGTCCAGGCCGGCGCGGCGGCGCGCGTGCCGCACGGCACCCTGCCGTCCGGGGTGACCACGGTGGTCGTCGGGCTCAACGTTCGGGTGGTGTCCGGCTCAGGCGTGGTGATCGTCTGCGAGCTGACCGGCACCAGCGCGTCAGGGCCCAGCGTGACCGCGATGCAACTGGTGTACGACGTGACGGCCACAAAGTTCGGGGTGCGGTGCGGCACCACCGGCACCATCCAGTATCAGTCAGGGACAACCGCGCTGAACACGTGGGTGTGGGTCGACGTCCGGGCGAAGATCGGCTCCACTACGTGGACTGCGGACTGGCAGCTCGAAACCGGTACGAACACGTACACGATGCAGACCAGCGCCTCGCTCACCGCGCAGGACAACGGATGGATCAGCACGTTCCGGACCGGCGGCAACGCCGCCCAGACGGTGACGATGGATTTCGACGACCTCGTCCTGAGCCAGTTCGGCCCGCTGTTCCCGCTCGGCCCGCACAACGTCAAGGTGCTCAAAGTTGATCCGGCGGGCACCCCGACGATCTCCGGGACGACGGCGAACTTCAACACGTTCGCCTCGAACGGCACGCTGACCGCGTGGAACGCGACCACCGCCCGGAACGCGATCGACGAACTGCCGGCCACGATCTCGGCGTCGGCTGACGGCGTGGTCCAGGTGACCGTCGCGGCCAGCGACTATGCCGAGTTCCCGATGGAGACCTACACCCTCGGCCCGCAGGAGACCATCGCGGGGGTGCGAATGGTCTGCCCGATGTGGTGCACCTCCGCCGGAGGTGCCGTTACCGCTGGGTTCCGAGGATGGGATGGCACCGCTGAAACGGTGCTGATCGCGATTGGATCGACGTTCAACCCCGCCCAGCCGACCGCCTACGCCACCGGTGCCCCGCTGTGGCGCACCGCCATGTGGCAGGTCACGAACGGCTGGACGCAGACCATGCTGAACGCCGCAGCGCTCCGATTCGGCTTCGCCACCGACGTGGCCCCCGGACTGCAGGCCCTCTACCTGGAAATAGCGGTCGGCAAGACGAGGACCCGTAGCGCGCTGGGCGACGTGGTGGACGTGGATGAGGACTACTCCCGGCAGGGCATCGTTTCGGTGACGACTATCGCCCCGGCGTCTGCCGCCGACACGAGCCTCTACTACGAAGTGGCCACTGTCCCGACCACCGTGGTCGTCCCGCAGGGCACGACGGTGACCACGCAGCTCAATGCTGCGTTTCCGGGCGACGTCAACTACCTGGCCGTATCTCCGCCGCCTGAGCCGCCTCCGCTAGAAGAGCCCTGATGCCCGCCCCGGCGGTGGTCGCTACGGGGGCTGTGGCCGCCGGGACGACCACCATCACCCCGGCCCTGCCCGCCGGGATCGTCACGAACGACATCCTCCTGCTGATCTGCGAGTCGGTCGGCGGGCAGAGCTACAACCTGCCGACGAGCTGGGCGCACGTCACCGGCAGCCCCGTGGTCCAGTCGACGAACACGCAGCTGACGGTGATGTGGCGGCGCTGGGACGGAGCGTTCGCCGCGCCCGCCCTGACCGGTACCACCGACCATGCCCTCGGCCGGATGCTCGCTGTCCGGGGCTGCCCGACGACCGGCAACCCATGGAACGTGGTCTCTTCCGCCGTCGAGGCCCTGTCGGACACCACCGCCGTATGGCCGGGGGTGACGACCACGACCACCGACACGCAAGTCCTGGAGATCATCTGTACGGACGCGGATCCGGGGTCTGCGACGACCACGGAGATCGGTGCGCTGACCAACGCCACGTACACCTCGATCACCGAGTGGATCGACAACGGCGACACGACCGGCAACGGCGGCGTGATCGGCGTGGTGTCGGGAGCCAAAGCGACGGCGGGCGCGACCGGCGGCAGCACGATGACCCTGGCCCGTGCCGGGTTCAAGGCGATGATGACCCTGGCGATGATCAACGCAGCCAACAAGGTCGAGTGGCGTCAGCCCAGCCCGCGTCCGTCGGCGATCGGCAGCACATACGGCCCGTACAACGTCGGGCCTCAGTCGTCGTCATCGGTCTTCTAGGAGGGTAGGGCATGAGGCAGGCAGCCGCTTTCAGGACCACCGGGGCCGGATCGGCGACCCTGCCGATGGCCTCCCTCTACGCATCGTCCACCGGGGGCCTGTGGGTCGTCGAGATCGGGGTCACCAACACGACCGTGACGGATTTCGAGGTCAGCCTCAAGCGGGTCACCTCGGCGGGCACCCAGGGCACTTCGCAGACGGTGGTGTACGAGGAGAACGACGCCAACTTCACCGCGAAGGGCGACGCCCGGGACACGCACACCGTCGCGCCGACCCTGGTCAACGGCGAGCTGCGTCGTGCATACGTCGGGGCGTCGAAGGGCTCGGGTGTGATCTGGACGTTCGGTGGCCGGGGCCTGTTCGTCCCGTCCGGGGTGGCCAACGGGATAGTGCTCATGCCGATAGTCGGAACCGGTCAGATCTGCGACGTGTACTTCTCCTGGGACGCGTAGCCCCCGAGGGGAGGTAGCCCGTGGTTGCCGCCAGCCGTGCCCCCAACCCGGTCCGGCTGCCCCGCGCCAGGCTCGGGTCCCGGCTGATCCAGGCGGCCAACAACGGGGCGGTCCGGCAGTGGCTGGTGACCGAGGCGTCGGGGACATCCATCTCGGTGAACACGGCATCCACGACGGTCGCCGGGGACACGATCTTCGTGTGGCACGCCAACGACTTCAACACCGCCGCGAACCTGACCGCCCCGACCACCGGCACGTGGACGCTGATCGGAACCGGCGATTCTGGCAACACCGGGACCACGCAGGGCTCCCACGTCAAAGCATGGTCGGGGACGGCCGCCGGCGGCGCGCAGACCATCACCGTCAACCCGTCGCCCTCGAACGAAGAGCACTGCTTGATCGTCGCCGTCATGCGCGGCACGTGGACGGTCGACGGAACCGCATCAGGGAACGGCTCACAGACCACCGCGACGACGTTCAACGCGGGCACCGTCTCCCCCAGCAACGCCGGAGACATCCTGTTCACCGCCGGAGCAGGAAACGGCAACGCCGCCCAGGTCTCCAGCCTGACGGTCGCGTCGCCGCAGAAACGCGAAGTGTGGATCACCGACCCGACGTTCGGCTGCGCCCTGGCCGTCGGCGACGAGACCCTGGTCGCGTCCGGCGCGACCGGGACCCGCGCCTACACCATCAACCCCACCAGCCAGTGGTCGTCGCTGTCCTTCACGGCCCAGGGCGCGGCGAGCGGCAACTTCACCGGCACGGCGACCGACACGGCAGCAGCCACGGACGTGGCGGTCCGGTCCACGCAAGCATTCAGCCGTACGGGATCCGATGCCGCCGCCGGCACCGATGCGGCGAGCCGGGCGCTGGTCCAGGCCCGCGCCGCCACGGACGCGGCCGCCGGCACCGATACCGTCACCCGCTCGAGCAGCCGTTCCCGCCCGGTCGCCGACACAGCCGTAGCCGCGGACGTGGCGGCCCGTTCGCTGACTTCGTCTCGCCCGATCGCGGACACGTCGGTAGCTACTGACGCGGCCACCCGGTCCCTGGTCGAGACGCGGACAGCGGCGGATGTGGCGGCCGCGACGGACGTGGCGACCGGGTCGGTCATCGGCAGCGGACAGTCCCGGACGGCTTCTGACACGGCGACAGCGACCGACGCCGCGTCCAGAGCTCTGATCCTGGCGCGCACCGCCGCCGACACCGCAGTAGCAACCGACGCAGCCACTCGCACCAGCACCCGCGCACGGGCCACCGCCGATACCGCAGCGGCCACGGACGCGGCTGCGCGATCGCTGACGGTTTCCCGGCCGGTCGCCGATACGGCCGCGGCGACCGACGCGGCAACGCGCTCGTCCGCACGCGGCCGCACAGCGACGGACACATCCGCAGCCACCGACACAGCGACGGGCGCCCTTGGCGGCGGGCAGGTCCGCAGCGCCACGGACGCGGCCGTAGCCACCGACGTGGCGACCCGCGCGGCGCAGGCGCTCAACCGGACCGCGCCGTCCACGGCAGCAGCCACGGACAGCGCCGCGCGGGTCGTCGCCCGGTTCCGCACCATCTCCGACACGGCCGCCGCGACGGATGCGGCGGTCAAGTCGCTGGCCCGGAACCGGACCGCCACGGACACGGCTGCGGCGTCCGATACCGCCACCCGGGCGCCGCAGTCGTTCTCCCGTACCGCAGTCGATACGGCGTTGGCGGTCGACGCGGTGATCGGGGCGCAGTCCGGTGGGATCACCTTCCGGCCGTTCACCGGCACCACCACCCGCCCGAGTTCGGGAACTACCACCCGGCCGAGCTCGGGCACCACGGCCCGGCCCGGCAGCGGCATCACCGTCCGGCCCTTCACCGGAACAACGAATCGACCTTGAGAGGGGATGGCCGGTGCGCGTACTGCTCGGCAATTCGGCCGCGAAAGAGGCCTACCGCGACGCCGATGGCCTGCTGCGTCATCGCGGCCTCCCGGGTTCCCGCGTCACGACGATCGTCATCCCCGGCGGCTACTCGCTGATCGAGGCGGTGTCGGCGGTGACCGCCCAGGACGGCGCATGGAACCACCACTCGTCGGGTGACGACCCGTCCGACTCGACGCCCGACTGGGTCGAGTCGGACAGCGGCCCGCTGGAGCAGCTGCTGGCCGAGCACTTCGGCTGTCCGATCGGCCGGCCCGACGGCTGGCAGGACGTCACCGAGACCGAGGAGAGCTGACGTGCTGGTCAACAGCGGGCGCGATCTGCAGGCGCTGACCATGGGCGGTGACATCACCGCGTTCACCGGCACGGCGACGGCCACGTCGGCGACGTCGCTGACGGTCGCGTCGGGTTTCACCGCGTCCGCGTACATCGGGAAGATCGTGGTCGCGGGCACCACGCCGGGTACGGCGGTGTACGGGATCATCACCGCGAACACGACGACGGTCCTGACGATCGACCGCTGGTACAACCCGCTGACCCCGTCCGGCGCGGCGGCGACGACTCCGTCGGCGACGACGACGTTCATCATCATGCCGTACGGGGCCGGCGCGCCGTGGATGGCTTTGACCGCGAACGCAAGCGCCGCCGCCGGCGCCGACACCACCCTGACGGCGGAGATCACCACAGGCGGCGGTGGCCTGATCCGCAAGCTCGGCACCTACGCCCACACGGCAGGTGTCGCGTCGTACACGATCACGACCGTGTACACGGCGAACGGCTCGGACGCGCTTCCGGTGACGGTCGCGAAGATGGGTTGCTTCAACTCGATCACCGGCGGCACGATGGCGTTCGAGACGCTGCTGAACGCGACGGCGACCCTGACCCTGTCCGGCGACCAGCTGACGGTCACGGACACGGTCACCCAGTCCTGATGTCCGCCCTGACGGTCACCCAGCGCGGCCAGGCCGCCGCCGAGGCGCTGATGCTGGACGCGTGCACCGTGCAGCACCAGACCGGGGAATCCACCGACGCGAACGGTGTCGTCACACCCGCGTACGGGACGGCGTTCTACACCGGCCCCTGCCAGGTGCAGACCCGCACGGAGACCGGGCAGGCCGCGGATGTCGGTGAGGCGTACCGGATCGTGACGCGGCGCATCGTGAAGCTGCCCATGGCGGTGACCGGTGTCGTCGCGGGTGACCGGATCGTCATCACCGCTGCCGCGCTGGACGCCGCGCTGGCCGGGAACGTCTACATCGCGCGCGACGTGGAGGAGAAGACGTTCCTGACCGCGCGCCGGGTCACCGTTCTGGACGTGACCAGCTAGGCCTCGTCGGGCTTGATGTGCTCGCTCCAGCAACTTCGGATCTCGGCGCGCGTCACAATCCGTCGCGGCGTCGGAATGGTCCAGCCGCACGAACACCACACCGATGTCACGTGTCCCTGGAAGCGGCGATAGCCGAGCCGATGCTCTCTGCCGACCGTCGGCGCTTCAATGTCCGCCATTCGCTCAGCATGCCACGGGAGTGACGTCGTGAGGATCGAGACGCACGGCTTCGCCGAGTTGGCCGCCGACTTGGAGCGCGCGGGCGCGGACATCACCAAAGAGGTCGGCAAGGTGACCGGCAAGGCGTGCAACAACATCAAGAAGGACGCCCAGAAGCGCGTGCGCGGCTATTCGCACCTGCCGCATCTGGCCCGGTCCTTCACCTACGAGGTGAAGACCAGCGGCACGACGGTCACCGGCGAGGTCGGCGCAGAGCACGAGCGGTCGCAGGGCAAGCTCGACGTTTTCATCGAGTTCGGGACTCCGACGTCCGCGCCGATTCCGCACTGGGCGCCGGCCGCCGACAAAGAAGTCCCCGTGTGGGAGTCATACCTCGACCAGGCCGCCGCCGACGCGATCGAGGGCGTCCGGTGATCGCCGAGCACGCGGCCGCCGTTCTGGCGCTGCTCGACCCGGATCCGGTGTGGAACCCCTACGACGGGGCGCTGCCGAATCCAACACCTGCCTTGCCGTACTGGGTCGTCTACTTCTCGTCGGCGTGGCCGGACCTGAGCTTCCGGGGCGTGACGAAGACGTTCCAGCTGCGGATCTACGTGCACAACGTGGGCGGCAACGGCCAGGCCGCCCGGGTGGGATCGGACCGGTCCCGCGCCTTGCTGCTGGATGTGCGGCCGACTGTCGCGGGCCGGTCGTGCTATCCGATCCGGTGGGAGGAGTCGGTTCCCCCGCTGCGTGACGACTCGACCGGCGTGGTGGTCATGGACGCGGTCGACACGTACCTGCTCGCCAGCGTTCCTGGCTGAGCGATTCATCCACCGAGAGGAGCGCCATGGCGCTGCAGTCCGCCCAGTCCCTGACGACGACCGCCGCCGCTCCTGTGCCGCTGACACCGTCGGCGTCCGAGACGATCTCGGCTACGAGCTTCGGCCCGAACGGTTGCTACATCCGGGTCATCACGACCGGCACGACGACGACCGTGACCACCCTCGACCCGGGTCTTACCCCGTCGACCAACCCGGGTGCGCCGGTCGGCCAGGTCATGCCCGCGACGGGCACGCGGCAGTGGCTCATCCCGAACTCGGCGATCGGCTCATCGCTCGTCGCGACGGTCACGTTCTCGTCCATCACGGGCGTCACATATGAACTGACCCGGGTCTAGGTGAAAGGCGCTTCATGAACGTTTATTGGCTGCACACCTCAGGTAGTGGCGACGCCAATGGCGTCATGTCTTTTCGCGTCAGCAGCGGCGGGAACGGCGACGCAATCTCGGCGGGCGGATACGCCGGAATCCACACCACCGGATCGAACAATGAGACCAATGGCGCATCGATGCAGGGCCTTCTGCCGATGGTCGGAGCCTTCCCTGTCCGCAACAGCGAAGAGGACGACTGGGACATGGTCGTCGCCTTCGCTGTTCCTGTCGGCGCAAACGCGGAAGCGCACCTCTGGGTGGTGACGGCATGACCGACAAGCAGAAGTACTGGATCACCGGCCCGGACGGGTCATACGCCCAGGTCGTGGGCACCGACGAGGTGAAACGCTGGACGCTGCTGTACGGCTGGCGCGAGTCCGGCGAGCCCGGACCGACCGATCTGGTGCACCTGCAGCACCCCGACGGCTTCCAGGCCCGACTGCCGCTGGAATCCCTCGCCGAGGGCTGGGCGGCGCGCGGCTGGGAGCCCGGCCCGCCGCAGGAGCCCCTCGCGGTCGCCGACGACCCCCGGTACGTCGACCAGACCCCGGCCGCGCCCGCCGTGCCGGTTCAGCCGAAGATCCCGGCCGCCGCCGGTAAGCAGCACGAGGAGAAGTAGGTCATGGCCGATCTGATTACCGACGGGTTTACCAGGGTCGGGTTCATCCTGGCCATCGCCAACATCGCCTCACCGACCACGGCGGAGCTGAACGCCGGCACACTGCTGCACGACGTGATGACCCCCGACGGGCTGGTCGGTTTCCAGCCGGACACCGCGGACGTGCCGACGTCGAAGTTCTCGTCGGTGTTCGACACGGTGACGGCGGGCCGGGTGTCGTTCTCGGGGACGCTGCTGCGGTTCTGCAAGCAGGACACCGACCCGATCTTCACGGCGATGGCGTACGGCACGGCCGCGTTCGTGGCGATCCGGCGCAGCCTGGCCGTCGGCACGGCGTGGCTGTCGACGCAGAAGGTCGAGATCTATCCGGTGACCTGCGGCGAGCGGAAGCGCCTCGACCCCGAGCCGAACACGCTGGAGCGCTGGGAGGCCCCGCTGAAGATCCGCCTCCAGCCGAACCTGAACGCGACCATCGCCTGACTCATCCGCACCGCCCCTTACGCCGCCTTCGACAGGGCGGTTTTTTCGTGCCCGGCCACCTTTCCCGAATGGGGTGGCCGGGCGCTTCATTCGGGACGTTCGGGTAGGAGAAAACCGCCGATGACCGCACGCCCCCGCAAAGCCGCCGTGACCCCGGCCCCGGCCGCCAAGCCCGACTTCGCCGCGCTGCTCGCCGATGCGAAACTGCCCGAACGCACCGTACCGATATGCATGCGCGGCGACCTGGTCGCCGAGCATGAGACCGCCGACCGGGAGCTGCAGGCGCTGGCCGACAAGCCGGTGACTAAGTTCGCCGGGGACGGCCGTGGCGAGCTGCAGAATCGTGTCCGCGATCTCGAGGGCCAGATGCTCGAGGCGACCTACCCGTTCCGGTTCCGGGCGCTGGCCCGCAAGGACTGGCACGCGTTCGTCGCCGAGCATCCGCCGCGGCCCGGCAATGAGCAGGACGCGGCACTGGAAGCCAACACGGACACGTTCTTCGACGCGCTGATCCGTAAGTGCCTGGTCGACCCGGTCCTTGACGACGAGGCCTGGTTCCGGCTGACCGAGAGTCTTACCGACCGGCAGTACGACCTGCTGGCCGGGGCAGCGTGGGGCCTGAACCGCAAGGACGTGAACGTCCCTTTCTCGCAGGCCGCCTGGCGGCAGAACGGAACTTCCGAGCCCGGGTAGAGCTCGCCGACCGGCACGGGCAGCCGCCGTCGCGGCTCGACGGCCGCGAGCCCGCGTCGGTGACCGTCCACGAATACGACGACGCGGGCCGGATCGTGCGCAGCACCACGACGGTCGAGGCCCGCTACACCGAGCAGGACCGGGCGGAGTTGCTCGCCCTGGCCGTCTACCGCGAGGGCCTTTGCTCGGTGTGCGGTGGCCCGGCGACCGAATGCCAGTCGCACGAGAAGGACGGCCTGACGTTCAAGCCGTCGCGGATGCGCTGCCGCCGCACCGACGCCTTGATGATCGCGCAGGCGGCGCTGCAGAACACCGAACGCCCCGAGGCGCTCGCCTGGTTCACGACCACCGTCCGGAGGTGATCTGCTCGTGCGCACCGTCGGAATAAAGCTTCAGGCCGAGGTGGCCAACTACATCGCGGGCGTGAAGGAGTCGGCGAAGGCCACCGACGGCCTCGTCGACGAGCTGCAGAAGGCGGCCAGGGCGGGCGACGAGACGGCGGTGGCGACCGAGGTGTTCGGCAAGACCGCCAAGACGGCCGCTGGGCATGTCGAGAAACTCGACCACGAGATCAAGCAGGCCGAGCGCGAACTGCGGCAGCTGGCGGTCGCGTTCGCCGAGGCGGAGACGGCGGCCGACCGCGCTGACCTGTCCAAGAACATCCGCAAGACGCAGACCGAGCTGACGAAGCTCAAGCAGAACAAGAACGTTCTGAAAAACCTCATCCCGAAGGAGGTCTTGGACGACGTCATTCCCAACAGCCAGAACAGCCCGGGGATCTTCAAGAGGTTCAGCAGCTCCCTCACCAGCGCGTTCGAGGGCGGCATCGGCCCGGCGGAGGTCGTCCCTGCCCTCGCGGCGCTGGCCCCGCTGATCGGTGGCGTGATCTCCGCGGGGATCATCGGTGGCGCCGGCGTGGGCGGCGTGATCGGCGGCGTGCTTCTCGCGGCGCGCGACGCGCGGGTGAAGGCGGCCGGGACGGAGCTGGGCCAGAACCTGCTGGGCCAGCTGACCAAGGACGCGGACGTGTTCATCGGCCCGGTGCTGCGGAACATCGGGAAGATCGAGGCCGCGTTCGGCAGCCTGAACGGCCAGATCAAGAACATCTTCGGGGGCTCGGCAGGGTTCCTCGACCCGCTGGTGAACGGGGCGATCGGCGGCATCAGGGGCATCCTCGGCGGTATCGAGGCGCTGGTCGCCAAGGGTAAGCCGGTCATCGACGCGCTGGGCCAGAGCTTCACCACGATCGGCAGCGCCGTCGGTAGCGCGCTGAAGACGATCGCGGGCGGCAGCGAGTCGGCCGCCACCGCGCTGAACGACTTCGCGAACGATGTCGCCGTGGTGATCAAGGGGGTCGGCTGGGCGGTCCGCGGCCTCACCGAGCTCTACAACGCCATGATGCTCCCGACCCACCTGGAGACCGAGTGGTTCTTCAAGTGGAAGACCGGGATCGACTACATGGCGGCGAAGACCCCGGTCGCGTCAGCGGCCGTCGACGCCCTCGGAAACGTGTTGCCCAGCGTCGTGAAAGGCATGCTGTCGGCGGGCGAGGCGGCAGGCAAGGCCGGCCTGCAGATGCAGACCTTCGCCGACAAGATGGACGAGGCCGCTGCGAAGGGCCGCGGCCTGTACGACTCGCAGACCGACGTGGCGCAGGCCATCGCCGACACCACGAAGGCGGTCAAGGAGAACGGCCGGACCCTCGACCTCAACACGCAGAAGGGCCGCGACAACCGTAAGGCCCTGTCCGACCTGGCGGGGAAGCTAGAAGAAAACTTCAAGGGCTACGTGAAGGTCGGAATCGGAAGCTCTGAGGCGTCAGCCAGGGCTAACGATGCGCGCGCAACCTTCATCAGAGTGGCCACTCAGATGGGTGCGACGAAGACTCAGGCCGGGGCCCTGGCCGACGAGATGGGTCTGATCAAGACCAAGAAGATCGACTTTCTGGTCAATACCCACGACGCAGTGGGCCGGTTGAATGCGGCCAGGGATGCCATCAACCGAATCCACGGCAAGACCGTCGAAGTGCACGTGTCTGTCACCGGGACCGAGCGGCTCAACGCGCTCGGCCATCGGATCGGCGGGGCCGCAACGGGTGGCCCGATCGAAGGGCCGGGCACCACGACCTCGGACTCGATCCCGATGATGCTGTCCCGCGGTGAGCACGTGTGGACCGCGCGGGAGGTTGCCGCTGCGGGCGGCCAGGCCGCCGTGTCGGCGCTGCGCGCGTCGGTGCTGTCGGGGTCACCCCGGGCGATGCCGGCGAACTTCGGCCCGCAGAAGGTGATCGTCGAGACCCGCAACGTCGTCGAGTTCGTAGGCGGTGCGGACGCGTTCGGGCAGTTGATGGCGTACTCGCTGCGGGTCAAGCCAGGCGTCCGCGCGACGATCGCGAAGACCCTCAAGGTGCCGGCCTGATGGACCTGTCGACTCTCGGCCGGTTCCACATCGCCCCCGGCTACGACCCGGCGCAGCCCTCCACCTGGGTATGGACGGACCGCAGCCAGGACGTCAACCACGTCAACGGCGGTGTGACGATCACCGGCGGCCGCGGCGACGAGACCACCGAGGTCGAGGCCGGCGGCGCGCTTCTCGAGGTCGACAACGCCGGCGGCCACTACTGCGACGCCAACCCGAACGGCCGCTGGTACGGGCTGCTGACGACCGGCTGCCCGGCCCGATGGGGAACGATCTCCGGCGCTGAGGCGTGGACGGACAACACAAGCAACGGGTGGGGCACGCCGGACGTCGGCCTGTCGTGGTCGCTGGACGGCACCGCGTCGGACTGGTCGTCGTCCGGCGGTGCCGGTCAGGTCCTCATGACGGCCGCGCCGGCGTTCCATCAGGGTGAGCTCACCGGCGCGAACGCCCGCAACGGCGAGGCGACGTTCGTGTGCGCGGCGCCCGTGGTCGCGACCGGCGCCGCGCTGGTGTGCAGTCTTACCGCCCGCCGTACGGTCGGCGTCTCGCAGATCCTGTTCAGCGTCGACTTCGGCACGGGTGGCACGCTCGGCGCGCGCATCAAGCGCGACGTAGGCGGTGGCCTGACGGATATCGGTGGCACGCCGACGGTGGGTACCTACACGGCCGGGCAGCGGATCAAGGTCCGCTGCCAGTGGGACGGGCAGGATCTGCGGCTACGGGTGTGGCCGGAGGCGTCCGGCGAGCCGACCACCTGGTCGGCGACGGCCACCGACACCCAATGCACCGGCTCCGCGGTCGCCGTCCACTCGTGGCGGGTCGCGGGCAACAGCAACGCCGGCAACCTGACCTTCTCCTACGACGACCTTGAGATCGAGGCCGTCGAGATCGTGGGCACCCTGCCGGATCTGCCGATCCGCTGGGACCCGACGGCGACCGTCTCGTGGGCGCCGCTGGAGATCGCCGGGATTACTCGCCGCCTGTCGCAGGGCGAGGACCAGATCGAGTCGCCGATCCACCGGCAGCTGATGGGCCAGAACCCGCAGGGCTACTGGCCTCTCGAGGATGACTCCGGCGCGACGCTGGCCGCGTCCGCGGTGCCACGTGGGCAGCCGGCCACCCTGACGGGAGCGACGCTGGGCGGCACCGACTGTCCGGCCGGGGCGCTGGCCGCGGCGACGCTGACGACCGCCCTGACGTCGAAGATCACGGGCCGGGTGCTCAAGTGGCAGGTGCCGTACGACGGGTATGCGGGCATGTTCTATTTCCGCTGCCCGAACACGCTGCCCGGGTCCGGCGTGCCGCTGATGGAGATCACCGCGGCCGGCACGATCGCCCGCTGGGTGGTGTCGCTGTCGAACGCGCAGTTCACGATCGTCGGCTACCTCGCCGACGGATCGGTGTCGATCTCCCCGGCCGGTGCGGTGTGGACGGGGAGCATCGACCCGACCAAATGGGTTGCGCTGCAACTGGAGGCGCAGGAGATCGGCGGGAACGTCACCTGGACGGTCATCTACCACCAGGTCGGCTCCACCGGCTTCTTCGTGGCCGGCACCGGCAGCTTCGCGGGGACCGCGGACCGGCTCAACACCATCACCGGGTGGGCGCCGTCGGACGGTGCCCTGATCTCGCACATGTGGGCCGGAGACGACCTCCTTCCGTTCGTCGATGTGACGTTCATGCAGGTCAGCGCGGCCTTCCCCGGCGAGACGGACACGGCGAGGATCGCCCGGCTCTTCGGCGAGAAGGCCGTCCGGATCGCGGTCGAGCCCGGTACCGGGGAGCAGCTCGGCCCGCAGAAGATCCAGGGGTTGCTGCCCAACGTCCGCGAGGCCGAGGCCGCCGGCCTGGGTGTGCTGTACGAGACCGGCTCCGGGTACGGGTATCGGCCCCGGTCGGCCCGGTACAACAGGCCGGCCGACATGGCCCTCGCCATCGCACCGACGGGGGACATCGCCGACGAGCCGCAGCCCGGCCGCCCCGACCAGTACGTCCGGAACTTCTGGAAGGTCACCCGCGACGGCGGCAGCTCGGCCACGGACCAGGACGATGCGCACATCGTGCAGTACGGGCGGCGGCCGGACACGGCCACGATCAACGTCTTCTCGGACGGGGTACTCCCGGACAACGCGTCGTGGCGGGTGCACCTGGGGACGTGGGGTGAGTACCGGTGGCCGCAGCTGGTCATCGACTTCACCGACCGTCCGGCCCAGTTGGCGGCATGGCGGGGCCGGCCGTTCGCCCCGAGGATCACCGTCTCCGGCGTTCCGTCGCAGGGCCCGATCGGGCAGGACCTGTCCCTGATCGTCGAGGGTTTCCGGCAGGAGATCACGTCGGCGTCGTGGCAGGTCACCCTCAACTGTTCGCCCGCGCGGCCGTGGGACGTCGGCGTCTACGGGACCTCGAAGGCGGGCTCGTCGAGCACCACGACGGTCAGCACGCTGACCGCGGGCCCCGGCTCGGGGCAGTCGCTGACGCTGACCTTCGCGATCCCGCAGGACGCCTGGTCGACGGCCGGTGTGCCGTATCCGATCCGGGTCAAGGGCGGCGAGGTCATGACCGTGACCGCGATGGGCGCGGTCACGGGCAGCGCCCCGAACTTCCAGCAGGTCGCCACCGTCACCCGCGCGGTCAACGGGATCAGCCCGGCGCATGCGGCCGGTGAGGACGTGCAGATCTACACCGCTCCCGTCTACGCCCTGTGAGGAGAGCCGATGGCTGCCGGTGATGTTGTCAACTGGCCTGATGTTGCGACCCGAATCACGTCGGCGTCGCTGGTGGCGAACAGCGCGACGTGGACGTCATCGGAGTCCGCCGCGCTGATCTCCGTGACCGCGTCGCTGGTCTCCGGCTGGACGTACCGGATCTTCGCCATAATGAAGGTCCAGTCGACGGTGGCCGGCGACCTGGCGTTCATGCGGCTCCGCGAAGACACGAGCGCGGGCACGCAGAACGACGCCACGAACGTGTCCATCCCCACCACGTCCGGCTCCGGGTTTCCCGGGATCCTCTACGCCGAGTACACGGCCGCGGCGACCGGCTCCAAGACATGGGTGGTGACTGGCTCCCGAGGTGCGGGCACCGGCACGCAGTCCATCGCGGCGGGCGGTTCCCGGCCCGCGTATCTGACCGTCGACAGGCTGGTGAGCTGAGATGACCATCTACGGCTGGGACATGTCCCACTTCGACGCACCCGGCGTCGGCACTGCGGTGGCCGACGGCATCTCGTTCATCACGCACAAGGCCGGTGGTGACAAGCTCGACGACGAGCTGGGCGCCTGGTGGTCCGGCGTCCGCGGCCTCGACCCGGGCCGGGTGCTGCTGGGCGCGTACTGGGTGCTTTACCCGGGCAATCCGGCTGGCCGCGCCGACGCGTTCATTGCCCGGCTCGACGATGCGTGCCCGGGCTGGCGGAATCGGCCCTGGATCTTGCAGGCCGACTGCGAGAAGTGGAGCGGCGACGCGAGCACCGTCCCGTCGCGTTCTGACATCAAGGCGTTCTGTGACCGGCTGCGGGCCCGGATGCCGAAGCTGCGGCCGATCGTCTACGCGCCGAAGTGGGTGTACGGCGGCAGCCTCGCCGGCCTCGGGTATCCGTTGTGGGCCAGCTCGTACGTCACCGGCTCGGGTGGATTCAAGTCGCTCTACCCGGGTGACGGATCGTCGAAGTGGGCCTCCTATTCGGGCCAGACGCCCGCGATCCTGCAGTACTCGAGCTCGGCCACGATCGGCGGCCAGAGCACAAGCGACGCCAACGCCTACCGGGGCACGCTGGCCGAGCTGACCGCGCTGGTTGCCCCAGGATGGGAGGACGACGTGACCAAGCAAGACGTATTCGACGCGCTGGCCGAGTACTTCGCCGTCGGCAAGCAGCCCAAGGAGAAGGGCGGACTGCCGGAGTCGAAGATCGGCCACGACGCCAGTGCGCAGGGCGTGCCTGACACGATCAACGGCGGCACCACCACCCTGTATCAGCTGATCGGGAGCATCGGCGCGCTGACCAAGGGCATCGCCGCGAAGCTCGACGTGCCGGTCAGTGAGGTCCTCGCCGCGGTGGGCGGCGTCGATGAGCAGGTCCTCGCTGCGCTGACCGACGCCGGGCGGTCGGACGAGGAGGTCGCTGCGGCACTGCGGGCCACGCTGGGTGATCGGGCGGCGGCGGTCGGCGCATTGCTGGCCTCCTAGCCCATGCGCCCCAGGCCCAGCTCGGAGTGGACGATCACCACTCTGAAGGCGCTCATGGACGAGCGCGAGGCGGCCCGGGCGGCGCTGGCCGAGGAGCGCGATCGGCGGTACGCGGAGGTCGCGCTCGAGCGCGAGAAGGCTCTCAAGATTAAGGAGACCGCAGACCTGGCCGCGCTGCAACTGGCGCGAGAAATCCAGACATACAAGGACGAGAAGGCCAACGAGCTGCGCAGCCAGATCGAACGTGAGCGCGGCACCTACGCCACCAAGGACGACCTGGCCAACGCCATCCGTGAGATCTCGGCGACCCTCAAGCCACTCACGGAGTACGTGTCCAGCCAGCAAGGCGTTCACCGCGGCGGACAGGAGAACAGGGCAAGCATCTACACCGCGGTCACTCTGGCCGCGGTCATCGCGGGCGTGCTCGTCGCGGTTGTCGGCGCCGTCCTCAAATAACACGACTGGCCTAGACCCCGCCTGTCGTCATACACCGGGCTTTTCTGTGCCCGGGATTGGAAAGGCGGACCATGGGTGAGCGACCGCGCGACTCAAGATCGCAAACTCCCTGGCTGGTGGACGCTTACACGGGACATCCTGTCGTTCGTGGGGGGCTGGGCGCTGATCTTCAGCGAGGCGCAACGGCCGGAAGTCCGCGAGTCGGTGATGGTCTTCGCGGGCGTGATCATCGGGGTGCCGGGGCTGGCGGTCGGGTTCACGTCGCTGGCCGGCGCGTTGCGCCGCGGTGGTACCGGCGACTCGCCGTCATCCTCAGCGCCGTCTCCGTCGGCGCCGTCGTCGTCCTGATGGTGGTGTTGGAGGGGCGCTGGTGACGGAGCAGAAGCGTCCTGTGCGCATTCAGCACGTGATCCAGATCCCGGTGTATTGGCTGGTCGTCGGGATCGCGATCGCTGTGGCCAACCCGATTCTGTCGGTGTTCGCGTCGCGCACCATCGCGGTGGAGAACGCGCGGCGTCTGGTCGAGCAGCAGCAGAAGGCGCAGGCGGAACAGGCCGGGGTGGCCATCAGGATCACGTGCGATCTGTTCCGCCGTCAGCTGGAGGCGTACGACGAGACGCCGCCGACGACCGATACCGGCAAGAACATCCGCGACGCGTGGCTGACCGAGTACCAGCTCTACAAATGCCAGCCGCCGCGGTAAACCAGCTAGGCGGCCGCCCACTCGCCGCCGACGGTCCTCATCCAGCGCCGCGCCGCGCCCCGCGCGTAGCTGATGCCGGGTCTTGCCGTGTACCCAGGCGATGTCGACCCGCTCCACTCCCTCATTAGAACGCACGTTCGGAGGAACCATGTCGCTTCGGTTTAGCCGCGACCCGGCGCTCTACCTCACCCTCGTCGCGACCGCCGTCCGGCTGGCTTCCGCGTTCCTGTTCCACCTGACCGTTGACCAGCAGGCCGTCGTCAACGCCGCCGCGACCGCGATCGCCGCGCTGATCGTCGCCTTCGCGGTGGCTCACGACGGACAGGTCGCCGCGATCCTCGGCGTCGCGCAGGCGCTGCTCGCGCTCGCGATCGGCTTCGGGCTGCATGTCTCGGCCGAGAACCAGGCCGTGATCATGTCGTTCGTGGGCGCGGTTGCAGCCGCATTCATCCGCACGCAGGCAGTAGCCAAGGTGAGCGCCGTCGGCGGCCGGCAGATGTAGCCTCGACTCAGCGGTCATGCACGCCTGGTAGCTCAGTCGGGAGAGCGCCGCCGCGGTCCTGGAGCCCGACAACAGCCGGGACGGAGGGGTAGCCGGGGGCGGAAGGTCGCCGGTTCGACTCCGGCCCAGTGGACACGTAGCCCCACCTCGCTTCGGCGAGGTGGGGCGCTTTTCGCGTGTCCGGGATCAGGTTGCCTGGATCGTCATCTTCAGGCCGTCGTCCGGGTAGAACGTCCACCGCGCCGTGTACCCGGGCCACGCGTCGGTCTGCTGCCCGTCGAGCGCACGGGTCGAGGCCACATGCTCGCGGACCGCGTGCGGCACAGTCAGCTGATCGAACACGCAATCCATCGTGCCGGTGCTTACGTACGCGCCGCCGACGGTCATCGCCAACGTCTTCCCGCCGTCCTCGATCAGGTACCCGGCTACCACGTTGCAGGCTGCCCTGGCGCGATCGAACGGCCCGGCGGCGGCGGTAGCGGTCGCTGGGGATGCGCCGTCGCCCTTGGTGGTGAGCAGGTAGGCGAGTGCCCCGACGATGAGCACGAGCAGGACGACGATGCCGGCTAGGACAGGCACGGCCTTGCTCTTCGGCTTCGGCGGCGTCCAATCACCCTGCGGCGGCGGGATGGTGTGGCCGGGCATGACAGGTGGCTGCTGCGGCTGGTAGGTCATCGGGCGTCCCTGCTCGCGGTGATGAGTCGGTCACAGGGTGAGGTATAGATGCAACCCGGTCAATCCGATGATCGGCGGCGCGGGATGGATGATCGGGTCAGTCGTCGGCCTCGTCGATCTCGGGCCGGTGCTCGCGGATCCACGCCTCGACGTCCTCAGCGTCCCAGACCGATCCCATGCGAAGCACCTGGTAGGGCTCAGGAAAGTCGCGGCGGCTGATCAGCCGTTCCACCCATCCGCGTGAATAGCCGAGGCGCTGTCGGATCTCCCACGCGCCCATGAGCTGCACCTTCGGCATGGTCTGAACGTATGAGGCGCGTATGCACAGTATGTGAAAACGGGTGACTCCATGTACACGTACCGTGCACACGTGTACCGTCCGTGGCTTAGGCGCTCCGGGTCGGCCGCCTGCGAGACCCGGCCCGGAGCTCCGCCCTTCGATCGCGGCGAGGGAGGACTGGCCATGGACGACGACTGGCCACTGACGAGCAGGGCTATCGCGGACTCGGAGCGCGCCACCAGGGGCGACTACGACCTGACCGACGACGAAGAGCCTGAGCGCGGCCACGCGCTGCGCCGCGAGCTCACCGACTACGAGCCGGTCGGCGAGCTGCAAGGCGGCGTCCTCTACGCGCGGAGGGCCGAGCGGTGATGCCGACCTCGCCGGCCCCGAAGTGGCCGACCGACCTGATGCGCCGGAACCGCGACGTGCTCGCCGAACGTCTGCATTGGCCCGATGGCGTGCGGGAGACGTGCCTAGAGCTGGAGCGCCGGTATCCGGGCTGGCATGTGGACTGGTCGAACGAGAACACGATCAAGGGTTTCGAGCGCCCGGCGGGTTTTCACGCCTCGTACGAGGGCGATCGGCATCGGGCGGAGGCGTTCGACCCTGATCCTGAGGCGCTGGAGGAGCGGATCGCGATCGGTGTGCCGGAGCACGACTACAGCCTGAGCGGGTGCGCGTGGTGCTACGCCCATCCCGGGCGCGTGGCGAAGTACTAGTCGCGCGGCGGCCGGTGCTTGGCGATCCAGGCTTCGACGTCGGCGGTTGACCAGACTTGCCCCATGGTGAGCACCGTCGGTTCGGGGAAGTTCCGGTGGTCGGCGAGGCGGCGAGCGTACGACTTGCTGATGCCGAGGCGCGCGGCGATCTCACTCAAGCCCATTACGTCCGGCTTCGGCACGGGGTGCACGGTAGAGCGGCGCGATCATGGGTGCGCGATCGCGCACAAGGTGCGCCATCATGCACAGGGCGGATTGATCACGCAACACCCTCTGTCAAGAATTAGACAAAGGGGCATACGAACCGACACGGCATGCCATTAGCCCGAGCACGTTACGCCGATATTGATACTTCCCAACCAGGGAGGAACGTGATTTCTGCTCGCGGAGCGACCGCGAGTGATCAGGAAGGGGGAATGCTCGTGACCCGAGCAATTGTGTATCTACCGGGCGTCGACTACGAGCGCGCCGACCGCTGTATCGACTACGTACGGGCCTGCGGCTACAAGTTCCTGGGCCTCGTCCGGGACTGGACGGCCGCCCAGCAGATGATGCTCGACGACGAGTGCTCCGTTGCCATCGTCGCCGAGCCCGGCGACCTCGACCCGGACCGCAAGCCGCGGATCGAGTTCGTCTCGCACCCGCCGAAGCCCGCCACCAACGGCGGCCGGCACTGGGATGAGCGGACCACGGTCATCCCGCGCAACGCCATCGAGTAGTTCACTACTGCCGCGCGTTCCCTGGACCCCGGAACGCGCACCCCCCTTCGCTCTTACCCGGCGAGGCGCGGAAGAGTCGCCCTCGCCGCCCGTTGCTGCTCGTCCGTAGCCTGGGTGTAGATCTGGGTGCTCGAGAGCGACGAATGCCCCAGGATCTCCTGCGTCACCCGGATGTCCTTGTACTCCCGCTGCACGCTGGTGCCCAGCCAGTGCCTGAAGCGGTGGAGGCTGATCGGCACGCCTAGCCGGTGGAAGTGGTAGCGGGACTCGGCGCTGACGTAATGGGCCGACGCCCGTTCCCCGTTGTCCAGCCGGCGCGCGATGGGCCCGGGCGGCAGATCCTTGACCGCCAGCCAGACCGCCTCGTCGGTGTCGTGCGCGCGCGGCCGGCCGCCCTTGCCGCGGACGACGATCAGTTGGCTCCCGGTGACGTGCTCCCGGTCGAGCCCGGCGATCTCGACGCAACGCAGGCCCTGGTAGGCCGCAATGATCGCCCAGGTGCGGAACGGCTCCCGCGCCTTCGCCAGCACCTCGGCCAGCTGATCATCGGTGCACGCCCGGGCCACCGACTTGGCCGTCGTCACCGGCTCCAGTTTCGCGGCCGGGTTGCGTCCACTGATCCACGGGTCATCCGGGTCGGTGGCCCAGGCGTAGAAACTCTTGATGCACCGGTAGTACGTGGCCTTCGTGTTCGTCGACCACTCGCGCCGGTACAGCCACGTCGCGAGGTCCTCGGCGCTGACCTGGCCGACGCCGAACGGCAGCTCACGGTTCATCCGCTCGAGGATGCCGCGCCGGTCGTGCGGGGTCTGGGTGCTGTCGCTGCTGCGCTCCAGGTGCTGGATGTACTCGTCGATGAGCTGCATTCCCCGAGGGTCGGCCTCGTTGGTCCGGATCGGCATCGTCATCGGTCCCGTCGGCGGCGGCCACCACGATCGAGGTAGGCCGTTCGGCTTGCCGGTGCGGTGGACCCGGCGAGGGGTCGCCCGTTTGGCCGATTGTCGCTAGGCCGGTCGGGAAAAGCTGACCGATTGGCTACGGAGAGATACCTTGCGGTAAGTCCAGGATCGCCGCCCTGACCTGCTAAGCGAGGCCCGTCGAGGAGCCAGCCATAGTCGCATCCGGTGCGGTTGGCGATGAGCCGGCACATCTCGGTGTAGCGGCGCGGCATCGATCCGTTCTCCCATAGGCCCCACGTCGCGGCCGGGATGCCGCATTCGCGTGCGGCCTCTTTGATGTTCCACTGCATTCGCTGCCGGACCAGCGCCAACCTCGCCCCAAAGGTGCTGTCGTCGACGGTCCAGCCCTGCTCCAGGTTGCGGGGTCTCGGCTCCCCTTGCACGGCTGTCATGAGGCACAGCATACGTCTCATGGCACAGATCGCAATGCAATGGACAGAGAATGGCATGGATGCCTAGGAACCTGTCCTTGACACAGGTTCCCGTTCCAGAGCATGATGCTGTCCATGACACAGGTTCCCCCGCAAGAGACAGCCTCGCGGCCGGATCTTCTCACGGCCAAAGAGGCCGGGGAGGCCCTGGGCGGCATCAGTGACGAGACCGTCAACCGCTGGGCGCGGGACGGGAAGCTCGACTGCATCACCCTCCCTTCCGGCCAGCGGCGATTCCGGCGCGAGGTCATCGACGCAATCCTCGCGGGCACGAGCACCGGGACTGCGGCATGACCGCCATCGGCCTGTCCGGCAAATCAACCACGCCGCCGCCGCCCGCGAACCCCCCGTCGCGTCCGCCGAAGACGCCGCCTCCGCCGACGAAGCCGCCGAGGAAGGCCGCCGACCTGTTTGGCCTGGCTCTGTCGCTCGGTCCGGACACGGCCCGCGACCTGGCGCGCCCGTCGAAAACCAGCCCGCCGTCGAAGCCGCCGCGCAAGCCGACGAACACGAAGCCGATCCGTGCAGCTTTCCCCTCGGGTAATGACCGCGCCGGGGCGACCACCCCGCGCCCCGGCGCGGTCTCCGATGGCATCCCGGCCGTGCGTGCCCGGGATGAAGGCCGCGCCGGCGGAGCGGTCGGCGCGGCCACCCGGCCGCCTGGTCCGCCGACGTTTCCGGTGCCGGGCGAGGGCGTGCTGTACGACGCCCCGCCGAGGTGCCCGCGGTGAGCCGCTTCGTGACGGACGTGCTGAACGACGACCCGCTGCTGACTCCAGCCGAAGTGGCCGCGCTGTTCAGGGTCGACCGGAAGACGGTCAGCCGGTGGGCGAAGGCCGGGCTGCTGCCGTCGATGAAGACGCCGGGCGGGCGTGTGCGGTTCCGTCGCTCGGCTGTTACGCCGCTGCTGACCTCCTGAAACAGATGCGGGCCAGCCGACTGTGCCTCGGCTAGCCCGCCCCACCGGATCTCTACCAGAAAGGCAATCCCGTGGATGACCAGACCGTACCCGAACTGACGGGCTATCAGCGCGTCGCCGCCGAGCTGCGCCGTATCGCCGACGCCATCGAGCATCTCCATCTCAACCAGGACGTGCCGTACGTGAACGTCAGCTTCATGCCGGGTCCCTACGACGCGACGCCCGAGCAGCGCATCGCCGACGTGGACGCGGTGGCCTCGGCCGTCCTCGGCTGCGCCGGTCACCGCGAAGAGTTCCTCGGCGGCGCGTACTACCTTGTGCGGGCCACCCGTGCCGGGGTGAACATCTCCGTCCAGGAGAAGCTCTGCGACCTGGACGAGCCGGGGGCCGGGCGATGACCGCGCCGATCACCAAGCGCGCCGATCAGCTCGTCGTCGGCGACCGCATCCTGCCCGAGTCCCTGCCGACGTCGTACTTCAAGGAGATCGGCGAGGTCGTCTTCGTCAAGGTGCACGACTACCACGCAGGCCGGTACGTCTTCGTCGCGTACATGCAGGACAACGGGTTCTACGACAGCACCTCGTACGAGCCCGATAGCCCGGTGATGGTCTACCCCGCCGACGCCGGCCTGGGCTACTCCCGCGCCGACGACGGCGAGACCACCCAGCCGATCGCGGGCCGCGTCCCGCCGCACTTCGGCGCGGTGGTCGACGAGGGCGGCAACGCGGCGGTCGAGGTGGCCGGCGGCCTGATCGAGATCGACCCGCCGGAGGGCTACTTCATCGTGCCCCACGGCCCGGCCAAGCCCCCGTACGGCACGCCCGAGCGCGAGGCCTACGACCGCAGCGAAGCCGACGAGCCGGATATCGACTGCCACTGCGGCCATCCGGACTGCGGGGCCTGCTGATGGTGCCCTTCCTGCCCTGGTGCGAGTCCTGCGGCATGCACGGCTGCCGCGCCAAGCGCCGCCGGTGGAGACGCAAGCCCCGCCACTGATCTCCGGCGCGGCACTTCCTGCCGCATCGGACCGCCAGGGTTCCCCCCAGCCCTGGCAAACCCGGGGCGCTCGGCCTGACACAACCGGGCGCCCCGGGCCCAGAACTTGAAAACCACGGCAGCAAATTCAAGTTGGAGACACATAAAGATGACCGACACCCTGATCGACTACGACCCGAACGACTCCGGCGAGGTCGCCCGCCTGCCCGGCGAGCACCGCACGCGCATCGACCTCGGCGAGGCCACCCAGAACCTGAACCCCTACCTCGTCCCGTCCGGCCCGTTCCCGATCCCGCTGCGCTACAGCGACGCCGTCCCCGACTCGCTGGTGACCGGCCACGGCTACGACCCGGAGGCCCACCCAGGCCCCGTTGTGGACATGGTCGACACCGTCACGTTCCCGCCGCCGCCGCTGTACGACGCCCAGCCGATCGCCCCGTGGGAGCGGGTCGCCGACACGGCCCAGCTGTCGCTGCTCGGCTCAGTGGCCGGGATCGACGGTGAGCTGAACCCGCCGCCGCCCGGCCCGGATCCGCTGCCGCCGCCCCCGCCGCCGAAGCCGCGCTATGTGGGCCGTCACCGGTTGACCTGGGGTGGACGTGTGCGCCGCCTGCTCGCGCGGATGGGCGTTGTGGGCGTGGCCCTCGCCGCGATCTGGGCGGGGCTGGTCCTGGCGGCCGTGGGGGTGTTCTGGTGAGCGCGGCGGCCCCGAACGCCGAGTTGGCGTACGCCGTGCTGGATCAAATCGACGCCCATCCGGAAACGTGGCAGCAGGGCAGCTGGGACTGCGGCACGGCGGCCTGCTTCGCGGGCTGGGCTGTCCGCCTGTCCGGCGGCACCATCGAGCGCCTCGACCCGGAGGAAGAGTGGCGCGTGCCGATGGTCGTGAGCGGCCTCGAGGAACTGAACGGCCTGCCTGTCGACTTGGCGGCCGACAAACTGCTCGGCATCAGCGTCGGCTATCTACGCGACCGCGACCTGCCCGACCCGTACGACGGACTTCGCAACCGCGAGTCGCTCGGCGAGACTGTGGCCGAGATCTTCGGCCCGCGCCCAGTCGACTGGAACAAACCGCTAGAGCCCGTCATGGGCGTTCCCGCCTCAGGCTGCGACTGCGGGATCGACGGCGGAAACGGACTCGCCCCCTGGCCCGACCGCAGTCATCCTCACGCCGAGGACTGCCCGGCCTACCGCGCGCCTGACGATGTCCCGCCGAATGCCGGGAGCGCATCGTGACCGCCGTCGTCACGCGTCTGCTGCGGTTCGGCGGCACTGCCGTCTGGACCGCCGATGACCGGTTCGTGATGGAGCCCGGACCGGACATCTACGGCCATGTCCACCGCGACGACCGCCGCCACGCCTGGGAGGTCACCGCCGGGAAGTACGGCGAGCCACTGGCGTGGGGCTGGACCCGGACCGGGTGGGGCGCGTGGCGTAAGGCCCGCGCCGCCGCCTTCCGTCCCGGCCTCGCGAAGGAGGCGGCGCGGTGAGCTACCACATCGGGCTGACCATCGACACCGGCGGCCCCGAACCGGCGAGCCTCGACGCGGACTGGAACTACACCAGCAACTGCGGACCGATGTGGCGCGCCGCCGGTGCCGACCTCGCCGAGTTCCACGGCAAGACCGCGGGCGAGTGTCTTCCGGTTCTTGAGGCGGGGATCGCAGAGTTGCGCGCCAATCCGGCGAAGTACATCGCGATGAACCCGGAGAACGGCTGGGGTAGCTACGACAGCTTGCTGCCGCGCCTCGACGAGCTGGCGGCGTACTTTCGCCGCCATCTCAAGGCCACCGTGGTGGTGTCTCGATGATCACGCAGATCCGTGCCGACGGCCGCCCCGTAGACCTCATCGCCCACCGCATCACCCCGACCGAGGCCGCCACCGTCGCCAAAGTCCTCGCCGTCGAGGGCCTGCGCGTCGAACCCACCGAGCCCGACTTCGAAGGCGTCGTGCACCTCTGGGCCAAGCAGCCTTTGGGCACGCTCGGCGAGGTGCGGGTGCTGCGCGCGTTCAGAGCCGTCACGGACGGGCCGCTCGCCTTCCACCAGGCGGTGACCCATGGCTGATCTGCCGAACTGGGTCTACGACCTCGTCAGCCAGCTGCGTGAGCAACAGGAGCTTCATCCTCGGCTGCTGTTCGAGTCGGGAGCGTTTGAAGGGACGAAGACCTACGACTGGTGCCCATGCGTGGCCCTGAAGCTCGTCCCCGCCGACGTGGTCGAGAAGGCCAGAGTCATCAGCGACTACCGAAGGCACGCCGAGGCGGCCGCAGGCGGTGAGGCTTCGTGACCACCATCGCCCTCCAGCCCGGCGTCTACGAGCTCACCGACGACGAGTACTTCGGGCCGGCGCTCGCCAGCGCCACACTGTCCAGCACCGGCGCGCGGGAGCTGCTGAAGCCCGGCGGCCCGGCCCGCTTCCGCCACGCCATCGACAACGGCACCTTGGAGGTCCGGCGCGAGTTCGACCTCGGCCACGCCGTGCACACGCTGGTGCTCGGCGCCGGGCCGACGCCTGTGGAGGTCGTGGGCAGCGGCAAGGACCCGGAGGCGTGGCGGACCGACGCCGACAAGGCCGAGGTCGCGAGGCTGCGCGCGAAGGGATACGTGCCGCTGCGTCCGTCCGACTACGCCGCCGCGTTTGCCATGGAGAAGGCGGTCAAGGCGCACCGGCTGGCGAAGAAGCTGCTCGACTCCGGCAAGCCCGAGCGGGCGCTGATCTGGCGCGACCCGGCAACCGGCGTCATGTGCCGGGCCAAGGCGGATTGGCTGCGCTGGGCCGGGATCGTCGACCTGAAGACCACCGAGAGTGCCGCGCCGGACGCTCTGTCCAAGGCGGCGCACAACTACGGGTACGCGATCCAGGCCCCGTTCTACCTGCGCGGCTTCCGTGCCCTGCGGCCGGATGGGCCGGATCCGTGGTTCGTGCACATCGCCGTCGAGAAGACGCCGCCGTACCTGGTGCACGTCAACCAGCTCACCGAACGGGCCATGACCTGGGGCGACCAGCAGGTCAGCCAGGCGCTCGAGATCTACCGCGACTGCCGAGAGTCCGGCATCTGGCCGGGCTACCCCGAGGACCAGATCACCGACATAGACCTCCCCGGCTGGGTGAGGACCGAGGAGTTCTGATGACCGACATCGAGATCCGCAACCAGCAGGCTGCCGTAGAGACCTACGGCAGCAACAGCATGGATCGCCTCGCCCGCTGGGTCGAGCAGGCCCGCGCCGTCTCCGAGATCGCCGCCGACATCTGCTCCACCTCCTTCGCCCCCGCCGCCTACCGCGGCAAACCCGCCGAGGCTACGGCGGCGATCCTGGCCGGCGCGGAGCTCGGCTTCGACCCGATGGCGTCGCTTCGGGCTTTCGATTCGATCCAGGGCGTGCCCGCGCCGAAGGCCATCACGCTGCGGGCGGTCGTCCAGGGCGCGGGCCACAAGGTCCGCATCGTCCGCTCTAGCGAGACCGAGGCAGTCGTGGCCGGGCTGCGGCGCGGGGACGAGGAGTGGCAGGAATCGGTTTGGACGATCGAGCGCGCCAGGAAGCTGGGTCTGCTCGATAAGGCCAAGGAGCCCGGTAAGAACCAGTGGCTCCTTCAGCCCGCCGCGATGCTGGTTGCCCGCGCCACGGCGGAGGTGTGCCGCTGGATAGCTAGCGACGCCGTGATGGGGATGCCGTACGCGGCCGAGGAGATCGAGGACCAGCGCGCGCTCGCCCCGACGCCGGTCGTGCGCCGGCTCACCGCCGCCGACCTCGACGAGCCGCCCGCGGTCGAGCAGGCCCCCGACGTCGAGATGGTCACCGCCAAGCAGCGCAGCGAGATGTTCGCGCTGTGGACCGAGCTGGGCTACAGCAAGTCGGAGGAGGACCGCAGCAAGCGGCTGTGGCTGACAGGCCAGATCCTCGGCCTCGACGAAGCCGACGGGCCGCTCGAGTCCAGCAACGACCTCACCCGCGACGAGGCCGATCGGGTCATCGCCGCGCTGCGGGAGCGCAAGGAACGCACGGCGGGCGGCGATAGCTGATGCGCCAGCTCACCAACCCGCACGACCGTCCCGTGACCTACGCCGAGGCCGACAACTTCGCCCGGGTGATGCAGACCCTGGCCCACCCGACGCGGATACAGATCCTGTCGATGCTTCTGGCGTCCCCGGACGGGGTCCGGCCGGTCCAGTTGATGAACGACCTGAGCCTTTTCCAGGCTGGCCTGAGCTGGCATCTACGCCCGCTCGTCGGCGAGGGCTTCGCGGTCTGCGAGAAGCGGGGCAGGCCGTATCGGGCGGTCCCTGACGCGCTGCGGTACGTGGCTGATCTGCTGGGAGGACCGCGATGAGCATCGACTGGGAGCTGTATCAGAAGTGTTCGCAGGTCTGCGGCGCCGGCCAGGGTGAGCCATGCATCGACCAGGCCAGCGCTCACCCGATTGCCGGGCGCCCGGGCGCGGTCCGGTTGACCACGCGGGCGGCTGCCGCGCCGCACTCGCCCCGCAAGCTACGCGCCGCTGCCGCCCGGGCGGGAGGGGACCGCTGATGTACGGCCTGTCCCGCCGCCGTGGGTGGCTGAGTCCTGTCGCCGAACAGCCCCTGCCCGTCGAGGTCCGGATCGCCGAGCTCGACCAGCGTCTGTCCGTCATCGCCGAGGTTCCACCCGCTGAGCGCAACGAGGCGCTGTGGTGGCAGCTGGATCGGCTTCTCGACCAGCGCAACGCCATCCGCCCGGCCAAGGGCCGCGTCGACTCGATCATCGACAACCGCAGGGAGAACCCGTGATTGACCTTGTCGTCTGGGTGTCCATCTGCTGGCAGCTCGCCCTTTCCACCGGGCAGATGGGCGAACTGTGGTGCCAGCTGGTTCGCAGCAACGACCGCCTGGAACGGTTCTGGCGAGCCGCTGCACGGGTGCATCAAGAGGCTTGGCTGTTCGCACCGCCCGGCTTCTTGATCCTCACCGTGCAGGCGTGGGGCCTGAATCGATCTTGGACGATCCCGTTCTACGCCTGGTCGCTGTTCTTGTGGTGGAAGAGCCGGGACTGGCCCGAGGAAAACCAGTGGAAGCGGCGCGGCAAGAAGATGCGCGACGCGGTGAAGGTCAGCGCAGGTCGCCTGATTGTCGTTCCGGCCGGGGCGGTGAACCGCTGATGCGCCGCTACGACAACGCCGGGCGTAAGACCTGCGGCGACCCGGACGCCATCTTCATCGCGCTGCTGCTCATGCCGTACGCGCTGATCCGATACGCCGTCGACTGCATGCGGGGGCGGCCATGACCGAGCCGTCCGCCGATCGGGTGGCCGCCGCTATCGACGACGCCACCGAGGCCGTCAATGACGCGCTGAACAGGCTCGGACCGCCGCCCTCAATGCGGGACTTGACCGATCCGACCGCCCAGCTCCGCGAGACGCAGACCGACTTCGAGGACACCCTCGCCGACCTGCTCGCCACCCAGAAGGCCCTCACCGCGATGGAGGCCCAACGCGACCGGCTGGCGGTGCTCAACGCCGAGCTCAAGGCCGAGGCCGGACGCTGGCGCGAGATGGCCGAACGACACCTCGCCAACCTCGACGAGACCGCCCGCGCCCTGTCCACCGCCAACCAACGCAACCGCGTGCTGGTCGCCGAGAACGAGGCTGCCCTGCGCCGGCTCAACGAGATGCGGGGCGAGTCGTGAGCGCCGTGGCCCGGGCCTGCATCACCTGCGGGGAGCCGACCCGGCGCCGGTGGTCGGGCTGGCTCGTCTGCTACGGATGCGCGTGCGTCTGGGCGATCGGAGGTGCCCGGTGACCGCGCCGGCCTGGCTCGCCCCGGTCACCGACCGCGAGCGGCGCATTCTGCAAATGCTCGCCGACGGCCACGACGGGACCGACATCGCCCGCAAACTCGGCACCGGCTGGGGCACGTCGCTCGGCACGGTCAAGGCCGACAAGACCCGGCTGTACGCCAAGCTCGGCGCCCGCAACGCCGCCCACGCTGTCCACCTGGCCCACGAGTACGGGCTGCTGGGCGCTGACGTGATGGCTGGAAGTGCCCGGTGAACGCGCCCGAGGGCTGGCATCCGATGGAGTGCGGCCTGTGCCCGGAGACGTGGTGGCTGCCGTACGGCGACACCCCGTACGGCACGGCCGTCATCGACCTGGCCGCCGAGCACTGGCGGGAGCACGTACGGCGCGGCGAGGACCCGCGGGCCGAAGCGATCAAGGCCGGGAAGCAGGTGAAGCGACGCGTGACCGCCAAGAGCCGCCAGCATCCGCATGTCTTCGTGGCCGACCCCGAGCTGCTGCCGCACCCGGCCGACCTTGAGCAGCGTTCCGTGTGCGTCGCCTGCCACCTGGTCGGCGAGCCCGGCGACGCCCACCACACGGTCGCGGAAGCTCCAGTTGACGCCCGGCAGCTCGCCGCAGGGGAGGACTCATGACGGAGTTCGTCCGGCCGAACGGCCGCGTCTACCGCCCGCGTCGCCGAGACCTGTGGGTGCGCGCGTGGGAGAACGCCGAGGAGTTCGATAGCGGCTGCATCGTGTTCGGCACCCTCGACCCGCAAGGCCCGGCCAGCGCTAAGGCGCATGAGGCGTGCGCGGCCTGGTACGGGGACGCTGACTCGTTCCACATCGCCTACCTGGTGCCGGGTTGGTGGCGCGACGGCTATGGGCTCAGCGGCCGGACCTGGATCGAGGACGCCGTTCGCGGCGCGCCTGGCGTGATGTTCACGTGGGCCGAAGCACTGCCGCCACCGGAGCAGGACGCCCGTAGCGCTGCCGCCGGCGAGAGGAGCGAAGGGTGAGCCTCGACTTTCCGCCTGGTTGGCTCGTGGCCGTCGCGGTAGCCATCGGCAACGGCAAGGCCGAACCGGACGACCTGCGCGCCGCGAGCCGAGTCCTTGAGGCACTGCGCCGAGAGGGCGCCCTCCGGCGAACCGCCGATGAGCGAGGTGAGGGCTGATGGAGTGCTTCTACCTCGGCACCCACATGCCGAACTGGCTCGAAGCCGACGGCCTGCCCACCGACCTGTGCCTGTTCGTCTCCCACCGCAGGCTCGCCGGCCGCAAGACGCTGCCACGCGCCCGCGTGCACTGGGCACTTGACTCCGGCGGCTTCTCCGAACTCAGCCTCTACGGCGAGTGGCGTACCACCCCGCAGGAGTACGTCGCCGCGGTACGCCGCTACGACGAGGAGATCGGCGAGCTCGGCTGGGCAACGCCGCAGGACTGGATGTGCGAGCCGTTCATGCTCGCCAAGACCGGCCTCACCATCGCCGAGCACCAGCGCCGCACCGTCGCCAACTTCGTGCAGCTGCAGGACCTGTGGGGCGACGAGTCGGAGAGCCCGTTCATGCCGGTTCTGCAGGGCTGGGACCGCGACGACTACCTGCGCTGCTGGGACCTCTACGACGCCGCCGGGATTGACATCCGGAACTACCCCGTCGTCGGCGTGGGCTCCGTGTGTCGGCGGCAGGCCACCGACGAGATCGGCGAGATCATGCAGGTCCTGCGCCAGCTAGACGACGGCCTGCCGATCCACGGCTTCGGCGTGAAGAAGCAGGGTCTGGAGCGGTACGGCGTGCACCTGAACACCGCCGATTCGATGGCCTGGTCCTACGACGGCCGGCGCAGCGCCCCGCTGAGCGGCTGCGTGGGCCACAGGAACTGCGCCAACTGCCTCACCTACGCCCTGCAATGGCGTCAAGGCGTCCTCGATCTGATCGGTACACCTGCGCGCGAGCGAATTGTTCAGCTCGAACTATTCGACGCGCAGAAAGGGGCCGCCTGACATTCCGGCCGACGTTTCCGGTAGCGCCCCGATTGTTCGGCGGGGCGTTTCTCGGCCCGTTCCTACAGCACGGCAATGAAAGCCCGAGGTAAAGCGGTGTTCGTCACAGAGGAATCCGGCGAGTCGCGAATTGACGCGAGTCACGGAATGAGAGAATTGGGGTGGACCGGAAAGGGCGCGGGAACGCCCAGTCCGGCCACTAAGGCAACACCCGATTCGCTACACCGAACCGGAAGGAGCCCTGCGCACATGGTGCCATGGGTCGGCCCTCTGTGGCTGCAACGCAACGTGGAGTTCATCACCGGGGTGTGCGCCTGATGCCCCGCATCCGCTCGATCAAGCCCAGCTTCTTCCGCTCCGAGGACGTGTCGGCGCTGCCACTGCGCGCTCGCCTGACATGGATCGGTCTCTGGACGCAATGCGACGACCAGGGCCGCACCAAGGACAACGCCAGGCTGATCAAAGGGGATGTGTGGCCGCTGGACAACGTCAGCCTGCGCGACGTAGAGCAAGACCTCGACACGTTGGCCGGCCACGGGCGCATTGTGCGCTACGAGGTGGACGGCAAGCGCTACCTGGAGATCGTGAATTGGCACGCTCACCAGGCCATCTCCAAGCCGACGCCGAGCCGGATCCCGGCACCAGCCGAGGGCCGCATCCTCACCTTCGAGGAGCCCCCCGAGCCGGATGAAGATTTCGACGATGAGCAGCCGCCCAACTACGAGGCGTCTAACTCCGGCACCACTCCCGTAGTCCTCCCGGAGCCCTCCGGTAGTCCTCCCACGGGGAAAGGAAAGGAAGGGAAAGGAGGGGAGGGGAAGGGAGGGGACGCGGGCGTGCGCGAGCGCGAGACCGCGACGGCCCCGATCGACCCGGGCTCAGAGCCCCCACCCCTTCGATGCCTCGAACACACCAAGACCCTCGACCCGCCGCCGTGCCGTGCCTGCCGTACCGCACGGGAGACCCGAGAGCAGTGGGACCGAGACCGGGTGTCCGCCATCGGATCCGCCCAGTCCAGCGCCGCCCGCGAGCGAGCCGAGGCGGCCCGCGCCGCGATAAACGCGTGCGACCAATGCGATTCCACGGGCTATTTGTCCGGCGGGCGGCTCTGCTATCACGACCCGGCGAATTCGGACCGGGTAAATCGCGGCTCTGCTGCCGCCCGATCCGCTATTCGTAAGCCCGACTCCCGGAGGCCCGCATGACCATCGAAGTGACCGACGAAATGATCGAGCTGTTCAAGCTCAACCACGACCCGGCCAACGAGCTGGAGCAGCCCGACATCCGCTCGGGAATCGCCGCCGTCCTCGCCCTGGTTAAGCGAGGCCAGTCCGGCGAGGCCATGTACAAGCGCGCCTACTTCGGCGTCAGTGACGTCCTGGACAAGGCACTCGGCCCCGACGAGGAGGACGGCGCGGGCGAAGGCCTGGTCGCCGACGTAATGCTGCTGGCCCACCGGTACGACCTCGCGCTCAAGGCGTTGGAGGCCGCCGGTGCGTCGACTGTGGCGGGCATAATCCGACGCTCGCCGTTGCCGGAGTAGCCGTGACCGCCAAGCGCGCAGCCCACCAAGCACGACTCGCGCCCGGGGAGACACCGTGACCGAAGCCGACGACCGCACGCGCATCCTGCTCAGCGCCATCGACAACGCCCTGCGCAACGGCTCGTACATGACCGGCGCGAACGTCGCGTTCAACTACCTCTGCGACGAGCTGGGCGTGGAGCGCGACAGCCTTCCGCCATTCAATCCGCGCTGGGCCGCCGCCGAGCTTGAAGCCCAACTTCAGCGAGCCGTCGTGACCGCCCGCCGTGCCGGCCACCAAGCCCTCACCCCAGGAGAAACCACATGACCAGCGAGAACGCCCAGCGGGAAATCGCCATACTGACCCGCCTTGCCGCAGACACGCGCCTCACGCCCACCGAGCGCGCCCAGGCACTGCTGACCGCCCACCAGCGCTTCGACGCCAGGAGCTGCCTGTGCGGCTGGGACGAGCTCGGCAAGTCCCACGCGGCGCACCAGGCCGACGAACTCGCCCGCATGGGGCTGCTCGTCGCAGCCGACCACCACGCCCGCCTCGCCGCCGACTGCGAACGCTGCCCTAAGTGCGGCCAGGAAGACGTCGACGGCGTCCGCTGGGTCGACATGGTCGAGCAGTGCATCGCCGACGAGTGCCCGGCCCGCGACGGCGCCGACCTCGCCGCCGGAACGGAGTGGAAGCCCGTCGCCGGTCTGCGCAACGACCGGGCCTACGACGAGCCCGAGGTGACCCCGTGACCGACCTGCGCGACCAGGTCGCCGACTTCGACGCCGCCACACGCCGCCCCACCTGCCACCCCGACCGCCGCCACAAAGCACGCCGCCTCTGCCCCGGCTGCTACGAACACCACATGGACGCCGGAACCCTCGGCCAATTCCCGCGCGTCAACCGCACCCAAGCCGAGTTCGTCGCCGACTACACCCGGCTACGCGCCCAAGGCCACAGCGTCCGCTACGTCGCCTGGACCCTCGGCATCACCTTCGACGGCCTCAACCGCGCCTACTACCGCGCCGTGAACGCCGGCGCCCTCACCCCCGACCGGAGGACGGCGTGACCAGCGAGCCCGCACCCGGCCTCGGAGCAGCTATCCGCCGGATACGCCAAGAACGCGGCCTATCCCAGCCGCAGCTCGCCGAGAAGCTGGGCGTGTCAATCAACGCCGTCAGCCAGTACGAACGCGGCGTCACAGTCCCCGGCGTCTACACGCTCGCCGAACTCGCTGACGTCCTCGACGTCACATACGGCGTGCTCTTCGACGAGCCGCTCGCCACCGCCGAGCACCTGATCGCCGACGTTCGGCAGCGAGTGCGCGCCCTCGGCTACGACCTGGCCCTCATCCCCCGGGAGGACGCCGAGGAGGTGGTGCCGGACCTAGAACCCCCGCCATCGGCCGCGACCATCGCCAGCGTCATGGCCATCGTGGATGCGCCCTACCAGCCAGGGCTTGATGTGCGATTCGAGGAGGACGCGTGACGACGTACGACGAGTGGTGCAGCGCGCCGAGGAACACACGGAGGATCTGCCGGTGAGCAGCAACCCGCTCAGCGCCCCTCAGAGCCGCGCACGCATCGGACCCAGTGCGGTACATGCGTCGGAGCCGATCGGCCGCCACGCACCCAACGCAAGCGCTTACCCGCGCGCCCACGGCGAAGGAGGGCACAAGTGAACCCACTCGCCCAGATCCTCGACCTCGCCGACACCCTCACCGAACCCCACGCCCACCGCGAGCCCTACACCGTGTGGGACAGCAACCGACACCGCAAGGTCATGCACCACGTCACCGTCCAACACGGCCTCCTCACCCAGCTCTACCGCGCCGTCCTGCCAGCCTCAATGGCCGAAGAAGGCACAGGCGGAACAATCCCAGGAAGCCGGCCACCCCTCGAAATCGAAGCCCTCAGCCGCCACCAGCAGATCACCACGGCGGCCCAACGCTGGTGCAAAGACCTCGGCATCGAGCCCCGCCCCACCACCGAATCAACCATCCGTGGCCTCGTCGGAGCCGCCAGCCACCTCGACGAAACCGACCAGCAAGCCCTAGCCGCCGACCTCCGACGCTGGACCCACTGGTGCCGCGTCTACCTCGGCATCGAACAAGTCCGCCAGATCACCGCAGTGCCTTGCCCACTACCCGACTGCGCCCAGCGCGGCAGCCTCCGCATCAACCTCACCACGTCACACGGCCTGTGCGTCGCATGCGGTGCCACCTGGAACAACGACACCATCGGCGTCCTCGCCCAACACATCACCACCAACCGGAAGACCGCACATGTTTGACGATCACCGCCTGACCTGCGAAGATCGCCGCAAGTGAACCCTGCCCGGATCCCCTCGGGTGAGGCTCGACGAGCTATAGCAGCGCCTTCTCCAAATACGCCGCAGCCGCTCGTGCGATCGTCGGGTTATCACGCAGCCAACCGAGCGCTAGGTTGCACTCCCGGCACAAAAGACCGCGGACCTTCCCTGTCGCGTGACAGTGGTCGGCAACTAGGCGCTCAACCTTTACCTGGCAAATGGCACACCGATCGCCCTGTTCTGTCCGCATGGCAGAGAAGTCAGCCTTAGCCATTCGCGCGTACCCGCCGTCCCTCGCGCTTCGGGCAGCGCTACGCCGGTCCTTCCGGCCGCACTCGTTGCCGCCGGTCGAACGGATCCGCACTGGTACGCCGTTGCCGCAGATCGTGCAATCTCCGCGACGCGTCTCCAGATCTATGTTCGACAGGCTGTGCCTATTCGGTGAGGACACGGCAAGCGGCTGGACCACACCCCCGTACCTTCGAGCGCGGTTGTAGCAGGCATCGCATAGGCCCTTGGAGCGAACGGGTCGGACGCAGTTATCGACCCTGCATTTCGGGGTTGTATCCACCATTCAATTGTACGACACACCCCCAGCATGATGGCGCTCCCATTGAGCTGGGCCTTTGTCGTCTCCGGGCCACGGGAGTGATGATGCTGGCACTGGTGCTGTACATCCTCGCGTGCGTGCTGCTGGTCCTGGCCGCATTCAACGTCGGCCATCCGCGCGTGTCGTTCGGCTGGCTCGGCCTGGCCATCGTCACCTTTACGGCCTTCCTCCTGCCGCACTTCGGCTGACCCCATGCCCACCCGCCCATGCCTCGGACTACCGGGGCGGCCATGCGGCCGGCTCACCAGCCGGGGCGACTCGCGATGCGGGGCATGCGCCAGCGCACACGAGCGACAACGCGGCAACCGGCACCAGCGCGGGCTGGGCAACGGGCACGACCGGGATCGAGCCGACCTGCTCAGCCACTTCGTGCCCGGCACGCTGTGCCCACGGTGCAACCGACCCATGTGGCTAGGCCAGGAGCTGGACGCTGGCCATCCCATCGGTGCACCACGTCGACTCGATCGAACATCGCGCGCTGACCACCTGGAGCACGCCGCCTGCAACCGTGGAGCACGCGACTAACTCTCTGTTACATGTTACTCAACGTGACATTGGGCCTGACGGCGCAGGTCACAGAGGGTAGGGGGGAGGGGTCGGCACGGAAGATCAAGATCAAGAGAGGGACCCCGGGGCCCCTCGCCAAGATCCGTGTCGACTAGGACTCCCGTTTTTAGGTAACTCTAAGTTACGGCCCTTTGGGCCACTACCAAACGTGAGGTTACGCTTCGTGACCCACATCGACCGACGTTGATCCCGTCGGTAAGAAGGCCCCGTGTCTCCCGGCACGGGGCCTCCGTCTTTCCGGGAGAAATTCGCATGTCCAGAATCTATGACGCTCCATGCGCCGGGTGCGGCCGCGTGCTGCCTGGCACCGCCCAGTCCTTGCCCGCAGGATTGCGACGCTGCCAACCGTGCCGCCGAGAACAGCGCCCGGAGAAACCGCAGGTCACGCGCGATATTCCGTGCACCGTCTGTGGTGTGGTGTTCACCGCCATGCACTCGAAGGCGAAGTATTGCAGCCGCAAGTGCAAGCTCAGCCATCTGCCGGGCGGCGCTCCAAGCAGGATGCTGGACACCCTGCGCATGACACGCTGCCTCGTGGCGGAGACCGAGCGGACCTGCATCGTCTGCACGGCGACCTTCACGGCAAAGGGCAGCGGACAGCGGTGCGGCCCGTGCCGAGGTGTCGTCGGACGGCGGCCGTGCGCCACGTGCGGGCTTGAGTTCAACGCTCGCCGCCGTGAACAGCTGTTCTGTTCGCCGGGCTGCCACCAGCGCCAGACCTGCATCTGTGTGGATTGCGGTGCCTCCTTCGACGGGGCACTGTCCAGCGCGAAACGGTGCGCGGGTTGCCGGGCGATCCGGCAGCGCGCCCGATTCCGTCAGAAGAACGCGGTCCGACGAGGCAGCAGGGTGCGCGGCCGCCGCATGACGATTACCGAACTGGGCGATCGCGACTCGTGGCGTTGCCACCTGTGCCGACGTCGGGTGAATCGGAACCTCCGAGCAGGTCATCGCATGTCACCTAGCTTCGATCACCTGATACCCATCAGTGCAGGAGGGTTCGACGCCCCCGAGAATCTGGCCCTCGCCCACCTGCAGTGCAACACGCGGCGAGGCAATCGCGGCCCGGCTCAACTGCTCTTGATCGGATAGCGGAGGTACGCCGTGCCTGCGACGAAGAAACCGGCAGGCACGGCGGTCAACCCACGTAACGGCCGCCGCGCCCTGCTTGCCGCTGTTGCCGGTGGCCGCCTCGACCCACCTGACGGCCTGTCGCCGGATTCGCTCGCACTGTGGGACGCGTACTGGTCGGACGCCGTTTCCACTGTTCAGACGCCCGTCGACCGTGGTGTCCTGACCCGCTGGATCACCGAGTACGACCGGTACATGCGCACCATCGCCGAGGCGGACAAGCAGCCGATCGTGCCGGGCTCGACGGGTCAGCAGGTGGAGAACCCGCTCTACAAGATCGCCTACCGCGCGCTCGATGCCGCCGAGCGGTGCGAGCGGCAGATGGGCGTCGGCCCGCTGCATCGGTCCGCACTGGGTATCGCCGTGATCGCCGAGCAGAAGTCCCTGGCCGAGATGAACTCGCGATACGGGGGTGGCGGCGATGTCGACCGCAACGGCCCCCACGCCGACCCACGGATCATCGAAGCCCAAGCCTGACCCCGGCTGCCAGGCCTGCGGGTGGAAGCCGGCCGCCGGCGAGCTGTGGCCGTCGCACGGCGCCATCGCCGTCGACTGGATTCAGGACAACTGCATCTGCGGCGAGGGCGACTGGTACGGCAAGCTGATCGTCCTGCGCCCGGATCAGCAGGCGTTCGCATGGCGCTGGTTCGAGTACTGCCCCCGCTGCCAGGAGTGGCATTACGACGAGGGCCTGCGCGGCGCGGCGACCGGCGACGGGAAGACTCAGTTCATCGCCGCGCTGGCGCTGGTGGAGTTCGCGGGGCCTGATCAGATCGCTGTGCCGTCGCCGAACATCCCGATCGGCGCGGCCTCGTTCGAGCAGGCCAATCTGTTGTTCACGGCGCTCGCCACGATGTGCGGCGGCCGGGACCAGGCCGTGAAGGAGTCGCCGCTGTGCGGCTACTTCGAGGTCTACGACACCGAGATCAAGTTCGCGGACGGGCGTCCGGGCCGGGTCTACCGGGTCGCTGCGGTCGCCGGTACGAACGAGGGCGGCCTGCCGTCGCTGTTCGTCGCCGACGAGCTGCACGAGTGGGGCGAGGAAGGCTCGCGCAAGGCCCGCGTGCACACCGTCATCGGCAAGTCCACGAAGAAGCGGCGCACCCCCCGCGGCGCCGGTCGCCGGCTCAACCTGTCGACGGCGGGTTTCGACGTGGACCAGTCCCTGCTCGGCGCGATGTACAAGCTCGGCAAGAAGGCCGAACGGGATCCGTCGCTCGCCCCGCGGTTCCTGTTCGATTGGCATGAGGCACCCGACGATCTGAACTACGACGTGCCCGCCGACCGGGAGGTCGCCGTGCAGGCGGCGTCCGGGGCGGCCGGTGTGCTGTGGTCGGTGCGGGACCGGGTCAACGAGTGGGGCAAGCCGGGCGTGCAGCGTCACGAGTGGCTGCGCTACTACGCCAACCGCTGGGTGGACGTCGCCGAGGAATCCTGGCTGGCCGACCACCCGGGCGCGTGGGGCGCCTGCGAGGGCGAATGGACCTCCAGCCCGGACAACCCGTTCGTGGTCGTTGTCGACATGGCGCTCAAGCACGACTCCGTGGCGGTCAGCCTCATCGAGCACCTGCCGGACGACCGGTACGCGATCACCTCGCGGATCTGGCGGGCCGAGTCGGGACCGATCGATCACCTCGACGTGTTCACCTACATCCGGTCGCTGGCTCGCGGGACCGCGTTCCGGGGCGTCGTCTACGACCCGCGGTTCTTCGAGCTGCCCGGCCGGATGCTCGAGGACGAGGGCATCCTGACGATCCAGTTCGACCAGTCGCCGCAGCGCATGGCCCCGGCGTGCGGGCTGGCGTTCGACCTGATCGTCGAGGGCCGCATCGTGCACGACGGCGACATGGAGCTCGGCGCGCACGTGAAGGCGGCGGTGAAGCGGGAGCAGGACCGCGGCTTCACCCTGTCGAAGGGCAAGAGCAAGCGGCACATCGACGCGGCGATCACCTTGTGCATGGGCGTGTGGGTGCTCAACGACGTGCCCGAGGAGCCCGACATCGAACCGTGGGCGTATTTCGCCTGATGGGAGACGAGTCTGATGTTGAAGGCACCCAAGCTCGTCGGAAGCGCGGCGGTCGGCTGATGCTGGCATGGGGCGCAGGCTTCGCCGCGTCTTGGCGACCGCCAAGAGTGGCGCTCGACCAGCGGCTCACCGACGACGACGTGACGTGGCTCAACGGCCAGCTTGAGCTCGTCGACAAGCCGACGGTCCGGTTCGCTCGCGAGATTGCACTGCCTTACGGACCAGCGTCTGGCTATATGCCGGCGGAGATGGCGCACGGCTATGTGCCGCCATCAATATCGCTCCAGCTTCCGGCCGAACGGATCCGCTGATGACCGACGGCGATGTCACCGCTGTGAAGCGGGCCGACGGCACCGTGTGCCTGTCGGTCACGCCCGGCCTGCTGAAGATCTCGTTCGGGCTGCTCGCGCAAGCCGATCCGGAGTGGCTGGAGATCCGCGACGGCCTGGTCATCTTCCGGGGTGTTGAGGACGACGGCCGTCAGCAGGTGGTCGTCTACCGGCCGCGCGGTGTCGAGCAGGGGCCTGAGGGCGGCTGGCTCGTCTGCGATCCGGTCGACTGATGCGCGCGAGCCGCGCCACCATCGCCCGCTTCGGCTATGTCGCCGGCCTGGTCGCTTTCGTCGCCGGCATCTACCTGACCCGCGGCCTCGGGCTTGCCCTGGTCGTCGCCGGCGCTATCACCGCCCTGTCCTTCCTGCTGCTCTACGACGTCGAGGGAGGGACTCCGGTTGAACCTCCTCCAGTCGATCCGCCGAAGCGCGTCTTCGATCCGACGTTATGAGGGTGTCGACTTCGCCGCGCAGGACCCGCTCGACTTCACGTGGTCGTACGGCGGCAACACCTACTCCGGCGTCCCGGGCGGTTTCTCCGGCGGACGCACGGAGCGGATGGAGACCAACTTCACCGGGATGGTGGAGGGCGCGTACAAGCGCAACGGCATCGTCTTCGCCTGCATGCGGGCCCGGCTGTCAGTCTTCTCCGAGGGCCGGTTCCAGTATCAGCAGCTGCGCAACGGCCGCCCGGGCGACATGTTCGGCAATCAGTCCCTGGGGTTGCTCGAACGGCCGTGGCCGAACGGCACCACCCAGGATCTGCTGACCCGGCTGCTGCAGGACGCGGACCTGGCCGGCAACGCGTTCTGGACGGAACGCAACGGCCACCTGCGCAGGATGCGGCCGGACTGGGTGACGATCGTCATGGGCTCGATGGACGACCCGGACATCCTGCCCGACGACCTCGACGCCGAGCTGCTCGGCTACGGCTATTGGCCCGGCGGGGCGCTGTCCGGCAAGGACCCGATCTACCTGCTCCCGGACGAGGTCGCGCACTTCGCGCCGACCCCGGACCCGCTCGCCCACTACCGCGGCATGTCGTGGATCTCCCCGATCGTGCGTGAGCTCGAAGCCGACAGCGCAGCGAGCCTGCACAAGCTGGCGTTCTTCCAGAACGGCGCCACCCTGCAGACGGTCGTCTCCTTCAAGGACATGAAGGAAGAGACGTTCGAGCGGTTCATGAAGAAGATGAACAACGCCCACCAGGGCGCGCAGAACGCCTACAAGACGCTGTACCTCGGCGGCGGCGCCGACGTGACCACGGTCGGCGCGGACATGCGTCAGCTCGACTTCAAGGTAACCCAGGGCGCCGGTGAGACCCGGATCGCCGCGGCTGCCGGCGTGCACCCGGTCATCGTCGGACTGTCGGAAGGGCTGCAGGGCTCGAGCCTGAACGCGGGCAACTTCGGGGCCGCGCGCCGCCAGTTCGCCGAGGGCACCCTGTCGACGCTGTGGCGCAATGTGGCGGGCTCGCTGGCCACGCTCGTGCCGCCCCCGCCTGGCGCGCAGCTGGTGGTCGATACCCGCGACATCCCGTTCCTGCGCGAGGACCAGTCCGACGCGGCGAACATCCAGCAGCAGCAGGGCTCGACCATCGTGTCGCTGGCGACCGGCGGTTTCACCCGCGCCTCGGCGATCGCCGCGGTGGTCGCCCAGGACATGACGCTGCTCGAGGAAGACCCGAACTGGGTGTCCGTGCAGCTGCAGCAGTCCGGCGGACAGCCCCCGCCCGCGGTCAACGGCAACAAGCCCAGCATTCCCGCGCCTGCGGGCACGTAGGAAGGCGACCTGATGGCGGCCAGCACCGAGAAGCCCTACGGCGACGTCACCTACGCGGACCCGGGCTACCAGGCGGACAACAAGAAGCGCTACCCGCTGGACAGCGAGGAGCACTGCCGCGCGGCGTGGTCGTACATCAACCAGGCCGGTAACGCCGCTAAGTACACCGCCGAGCAGTTGTCGAACATCAAGGGACGGATCATGGCGGCCGGAAAGAAGTACGGCATCACTTTCGAGTCCGCATCCCGCTCCGCCGACCCGATCGCCGACCCGGCGCTGTTTCTGACCGCCGGCATCATCCATCGGACCGTGCCGCTGGAAGACATCTCCGTCAAGGCCGGTCGCACCGTCGAGGCGTATCTGGCGGTGTTCGACACCGAGGCGGAGATCCGCGACGGTCAGGGTCACTACAAGGAGACCATCGACCGGTCGGCGTTCAACAAGGCGATCTCCGATGCCCGGCCCCAAGGCTCCCGGACCGGCTGGAAGACGTCGGTCTACTACAACCACGCGATGACGCCGTACGGGACGCCCAGCGAGCGCTGGAGCACCCCGGTCGCGGTTACCCGCAACCTGGTCGTGGAGTCCCGTGGCGTGGTCGCGACCGACCACTACATGGAAACCCCTGAAGGCGACCACGCGCTGGAGCTGGTGCGCGCCGGGGCAGTGAAGGGCTACAGCTTCACCGGCCGGCTGATCCGCTCCGACCCGAACCGGCCGCCGGCGGGCGGCTTCCGGGCGAGCCGCAACGGCACCCTGCCCGTCGTGCGCCGTCACGAACTCGGCCTGCAGGAGTACGGCCCGACGCCGGAGCCCGCCTACGAGACTGCGGGCGTGCTCGGCGTGCGGGCCGACTTCGCCCGGCTGCTCGCCGCCCACGGCTACACCCCCGAAGAGGCGATGCGCCTCCTTCCGCTTCTGTCCGCCACTCCCGACGGGGAGCCGGCAGACAGCGACACCTCCGACAACTCGGAGGCCGTCGCCGTAGAGCCGCTCATCGAGCACTCGGTTCGGCAGTCACCGTTCGCGCGCCGCCTCCAGGTGGCGCTCACCGCGAGAGGAATGCGCAGCGATGATGAAGCTGCAGGACATCCTCGACCGGCAGACGGCCGTCCGAGCCGAACTGCTTGAGATCGAGAAGAAGGAAGACCGCACCGACGAGGACGAGGCCTACACCGATACCCTGCTCACCGAGTGGGACGAGCTGGAGGAGCAGCGCAAGCCGCTCGCCGCCCGGATGGAACGCCTCGACGCCGTCCGTTACGCGGCCAAGGACGAGCGGAAGGTCGAGAAGACCACGCCCGACCTGGTCGTCAGCCGCGACATGGACCCGTTCCAGGACCTGGACGCGGTCCGCTCGAAGATGATCCACCGCGCTGACATGATCGCCCGCGCGCAGACCGCCATCGAGCGCTGCAACCGGGTCGGCCAGATGAACAGCGACTTCGCCGAGGCCGCGACGGTCAAGGTCCAGCAGGACCCGGGCATCGCCCGGCACCTGCTGCTGACCGGCTCCGACGAGTACCAGAAGGCGTTCCAGGCGTACGTCGAGGACCCGGAGGGCCAGGCCTCGCGTGCGGCGCTGTCACTGACCCTCGCGAACGGCGGCTACATGCTCCCGTTCGTCCTGGACCCGACGATCGTGCTGACCAACTCCGCCTCGGCGAACCCGTGGCGGCGGATCTCCAACATCAAGCAGACCACCTCGAACACCTGGAACGGCGTCACCTCCGCCGGCGTCAACGCGGCGTGGCTCGCTGAGGCGACGATCGTCACCGACAACACGCCGACGGTCGGCAACATCCAGATCACCCCGCAGAAGGCCGCGGCGTGGGTGTTCGGCTCGTACGAGGTGCTGGCCGACACCGACTTCGCCAACCAGCTGCCGGTGCTGCTCGGCGACGCGAAGGACCGTCTCGAGGAGGCGGCGTTCGCGACCGGCCCGGGCACGACCACCCCGACCGGCATCATCACCGGCGCGACGACCGTGTACACCACGGCCACCACGCTGGTGTACGCCTTGGCCGACGTGTACGGCATCCAGGCCGCGCTGCCGGCCCGCTTCCGTACTTCCCCGTCGGTGGCGTGGGCGATGAACGTGGCCTACATCAACCGCACCCGGCAGTTCGACACTGCCGGTGGTGCGAGCTTCTGGACGAACCTCGGCAAGGGCCAGCCGGAGACGCTGCTCGGCGCGCCGATCTACGAGTCGACCACCATGTTCGGCGGCGCTCCGGCCGTCGGTTCGCTGATGGCCGTGTTCGGCGACTTCAGCAACTACTACATCGTCGACCGCGTGGGCGTTAGCCTCATGTACGAGCCGATGGTCAAGGGCACGGGCGGCATTCTTCCCAATGGGCAAGCAGGATGGTATATGTTCTGGCGCGTGGGTGCCGGAGTGTCCACGCCGAACGCCTTCCGGGTGCTCAAGGGAGCCTGACTCCAGAATGCATGGGAAATGCCCGACACTTCTGCGTGTCGGGCATTTCCATTCCAGGAATCGCATCACTTCTCATTGAGAGGAAGGCCGCGGCATGAAGCAGGCCATCGAGTCGTTTTTCATCGCCGACGGCGAGGGGGGCGAGACGTTCGTGCCCAAGGGCAAGGTGCTGCCCGACAATCACCCGCACGCGCTGGGCGCGCCGCTGCAGTTCGAGGACCTCGCCCTGGACGAGGTGCCCGAGCCGCCGCCCGCGAAGCGTGGCGGCCTGGGCAGGCCGAAGGCGTCCTGATGGCGACTCTGCCCGGCTACAAGATCTGGCAGTACCTGACGCCGCTGACGACCGCCGCGTCACCGCTGGTATCTCCGTGGCTGGATACGACCGGGTTCACGATCGTGCTGCCGTGGTTCCTTTTCGCGGGCGGCACGTCGGTGCATTCGCTCGAGGGCAGTTTCGACGGCTCGACGCTGGACACGGACCTGACCGCCGCGTATGCGGCGCCGACAAGTCTTACCCCGATCACGGTGGTGTCGCCGTTCATTCGGTGGCGAACGGTGCAGACCGTAAGCAACGCCACGACCTCGAAGATCTTCTTGCAGTCGAGGGCGTAAGGGCACAACAGGTCAGGAGTCGCCATGCCCGATAGTTTCGTCAACGAGAACGACCCGAAGGCGCGCGATACCCGGACCACTGTCCTCGGTGAGCACCGCCCGGTGGTGGTTGTAGGCGATGGCGCGTCGGACAATGTGGCCCTGTTCCGGCCTGACGGATATCTGAAGACCGCGTCGGACGCGTCGCCGCTGATCGCGGAGACTTTCGACGGGGCGTTGGACACTGTTGACCGGTGGACCACGGGTGGTACGGCGCCGACATCGACCGCCGGTACGCTGACGATGAACCAGGGCACGACCGCGCTGGCGGTTTCCTCGCTGACGTCCAAGGCTACGTTCCCCTTGCTCGGCAACATGTTCAACGTGATCCTGGGTCTGGTCAAGGTGGATCCGACCCTGAAGACGGGCGCCTACCGTTGGCTCGGTGTCGGTAACGCCGCCGGTTCCCCGACGGTGGCCGCCCCGATCACCGATGGCGTCGGCTTCGAGTGGATCGACACGACCGGTGTTCTTTCCGGGGTGGTGTGGTCCGGTGGTGTGAGGACTCAGGCCATCTCGTTGTCGACGGTGCAGCCGCTGGACGCGAACTTGCACCGCTACGAGATCTACTTCAAGACCTCCCGCGCCTACTTCGAGATCGACAACATCGCGGTGGGCTCCATCGCCTACCCGAACCCGAACACCAGCAACCTGCCGTTCCTGGCGCTCGTCGTCAACGGCGCCTCGACGGTCTCCCCGGCGGCCGTATACCAGTCGTCGTTTTTCGGCGTCGGTGACTCGTCAGTCAACAACCAGTTCATCAGCGACTCGTCGTTCCCGTGGCGCAAGGCCAACGTGACGCCGGTGGGCCGGCAGGGCGCGTTCGGTCTGGCAACCCAGGATCTGAGAGACAGCGGCCGTACGGCGGTGTGCCTGTCCGGGACGGGTCTCGCTGTGGGCGCTACCGGCGTGGAGACGGCTCTGACGCTGACCCGCTCAGCCGGGACGGGGGCGACGACCAGCGCGGCGAGCTTCGTCGTGACCTCGGGCAAGCGGTTCCGGATCACGTCGATCCTGGCGAGCCAGGTGGGCAACGCGACCGGCACGGCGGCCACGTCGGTCATCTCGGTGCGGATCAACACGGCCGGAGCTGTCACCACCGCGAGCACGCCGATCGTGCTGTCCGCCCGGGCGGCCACTCCGGCGACCGGCGGCGCGCAGCAGGTTGTTCCGATCGAGGTGCCGGAGGGTCTGGAGATCCTCGGTGACGGGACGCTGCAAATCGGCGCGACCGTGAACTCCGTCTACGTCACCAACGCGCCCACCGTCGACCTGCTCATCGCCGGATACGAGTACTGAGGACGGAGCGACGGCAATGCCATACCC